CTCTGCGTAGACCGGCACGTCCAGGTGGCTGGCCGGAGCCACCCAGCCTTCGTTGAACCAATCCAGGCCCATGCAGGGCTGGAACGGGCGCCGCTCCAGGGTGGCGGCAAGGGCAGCCTGATCGACCAGGCCGGCCAGGCGGTAGAACGACAGTTGTTTGAACCAGGTCATGCTGCCACCCCCAGTCCTTGGAGCCGTGCTGATGTATTGGCGGCCTCACTCGACACTCCCGCGGCAAGTAAAGACAGTTTGCGCATGTTCTCGGCGGTTCGGAGTAGAGATGTAACATCCAGCTCACCAGCCAGCAGCGCGCGGATGACCTGGGCATTCTCGGCTGTGATCTTGGACAGGTCGATGCCATGAACGTGGACTACGTTTATCAGGGTCTGTACCGGCTTGGGGATGTTGCGCTCGTTCTCGTAGCGGCTGCCGCCGGATTGGGTGACGCCGAGAGCGCTCCAGAACTGTTGCTGGTTGAGGCCGGTTTGGCGGCGGATGTCGCGGGGGTTTTGCATGATGGCTCCAGAATTGATGAAGCCCGCGCGCGGCGGGCTTGTTTGATCATGGCGGCGCGGATCCACATGCGCCGGCGGTGGGCTGTTGCTGGCATTACATCGAATAGGTGCTGAAGCGGCGCTGCAGGCCGAGAGGTGCGAACGGAATGTCGTCGTCCATGTCATCCATGCGTGGGGCTGCCCTCGGCTCCTGGCGGCGCGGCGCTGCCGGCGGCTCCTGCCGTGGCGAATGCGTTCCACCATCCTCCTGCCGGCCGCCCTGCAGGCTCAGCTCGTTGACGCGCACATCCGGCGATAGCCGCTTGTTGCCGTCCTTGTCCTGCCATTCGCGCAGGTTAAGCTGGCCATAGACCGTCACCTGCTGGCCTTTTGCCAAGTAGTTCTTCAGCGATTCGCCGCGCTTGCCCCAGACCTGGCAGCTGAACCAGTTGGTGGTCTTGCGCTCTCCGAAGCCGATATCGCTGGCCACGCGGAAGGTGAGGATAGGTTCGCCGGCCTGCGTATAGCGAAGCTCGGCGTCGGCGGCTAGGCGGCCGTCAAAGGTGATGCTGTTCATTGCAGACTCCTCAGCGCCTTCTCCAAGCGCGGGTTTTGCGAGTGGTCCAGGTTCTTGATTGCCCAGGACACATAGTCGCGCGGCAAGGCGACCAGCGGCGTGTCCTTGTGCTTGCCGAAAGGCATCACGGTCGGCACCAGAGCTTCTTCGGACAACTGGTGAAGCCGCTCCCAGCTGTCCACGACAAAGCCTTGCTCACTCAGTCGGAGCATGATGGCGCGCAGGATGCGATGGCAGATCAGCACGTCAGCCAGTGCGTTGTGGGCTTCGCGCAGGTGCTCCCTGGCTTCGCGGCCCATCAAGTGGTAAATCAGGGCACTTTGGCTGTAGCTGTCCAGGCCGGGCCACACTTTTTTCGCCAGCGCGCAGGTATCGATCAGCTTGACCGCCGGCTGTCCGATCACCTTCCAGTCACTCTCTATGAAGTGGCCGATCATGTAGACGGTGCCGGCCGGCAACTGGAAATCGGTATGCGGCGCGCAGTCAACCAGGTCATCGTCGTGGATGTGGTGGACAGCCATTGCGCCCAGCTGAATCGGCTTGCTCGGCCGGTAGCGTTGGCAAAATTGCGTGCCCATTGCCAATGAAAAGCCGCTCAGCTGCAACCAGGCGGCCTCGATCAGCTCGGGGCCGCTCAGGCCGGTGTGTTCGCAGTCGAAGATAATGGCGGTCATGCGGCTTGCTCCTTGGTTTCCAGCGCGGATTTCAGTTGATCGTATTCAGCCTTCAGGCGGGCCTTGTTCACTTCATCGCAGCGCTTCCACGCGCCGGCGAAGATGCCCTGCAGCGAGCCCAGGTTGTCGCAGCCGCGCATCGTCTCGATGGCCATATCCACTTCTTCCGCCATCATCTGTGCCGGGTCTTTGCCGCTCTCCAGCCATTCCAGCAGCAGGTGGCCAGTTTCGGCACTCAGGCGGACTGGGTCAGCGAAGAGGCGAGTCCGGTCCTTGCTGGCCAGCGCGACATTGCCGTCGTGCGAGATATCCAGAACGACAGTGAATTCGTACTCCAGCCCGTCGCGCTGCTCAGACTTCATGCCCAGCTTGGCCACCTTCTTCTTGCCGTTTTCTTCAACCTGAGTCGTTTCGGTCTTGCTCCGCATCGTGGCGATGACGTGCATGGGCGAGCGCAGGATGGCGTCAATGAAGGCGCGATGGCGTGGGGTGGTCTCGTTCCAGGCCGACCAGGTGTTGCCCTTGAATTTGGCCTTGGCCAACTGGTCGTTCATTTCGAGGCAGCCACCAACGCCGCTCCATTCGTGGGTAATGCTGTCGAGGATTACCGTGTTGTAGCCGGCTGCCTCTGCGGCTCTCATCGCTTCAAGGAAGCGTTCAGGCGTATAGGGCGGGTCCAGCTCCAAGACATCGAAGTCCACGATGTCGGAGTAAAGCGAGGCGCTACCGCGCTCGGTGTCGATGACGGCGATCTTGCCGCCAAGGCCTTTGGCGACGAGAAGCGCGCCGTAGGTTTTGCCTGCTCCGCTGGGGCCAGTCAGTGCCAGCCGTAGCTTGGCCTTTTTGCGCTGTGCCTGATGGAATTGCATGATTTTCTCCGGTTCTTAAAACGGAAGCGCCAGCTTGTGGGCTGGCGCTGCGGTGTTGCGTTGGTCGAGTGATTGAGCGGCTTGATGCTGCTGGGCGGTGAGGTGCTTCCAGCCATCGCCCTGGTTGATCTGCGGCCACATGGCGCGGACGAAGCGCCAGGCCTGCTTCCATTCGGTTCGTTTCATGGTCATCCCCATACGCTTCTTGTTCCGAGAATGCCTTCGCGGTCCTCATCCCAATTGCGGGATGGCTTTTGCTCCGGCTCAGGCTTGCGCGCCGTTTCAATGTGCACGACGTTCGGCGCCAGCGGCTGGCTGGTGCCGAGTCGGTCAATGGAGGCTTCGAGGGAGTTGCGAAGCCGGCCGCCTAGAGCATCGGCCTCAGCCTCGCTGAGCTCGCGGATGGTGAAGGCGAAACCCGGATGCGCCTCCCAAGGAATGGCAACCTCGCCAATCAGCGCCTGGCCCTTCACCTTGATGGCGAATGCCGGCCGCGGCTTGATCTGATCGAAGTGGCCGTTCACCCGGGCAACAAAATCGGCCATGAGGTTGGCGGCGCTGATCAAATCAGACGTGCCTGAAAGGTTTGCGATCATCTCAGTTACTCCTTACTACCTGGGCGTAGCTCTTCCGAGCCGCCTCCAGCAGTCGAACCGTTCGGCGCCGCGCGGGCCCGTCCGGCATGGCGTTGACAAGCGACAGTACCTGAGCGGCCATGGCCATTGTGGCTTCGCAATTTTCTGCTGCGGACCAGTCGGCCTTTTCGATATTGCTCTGCACCGGCAGGGCGAGTTGCCCGGCAACAACAAGGCAGCCGCCATGAATGTGGTGAGCAATGGGGCCATGTATGGGGAGGAACTGACGTGCGTTCATTTGAGTTGCTCCACGGCTTGCGCCACAGTGACAACGGCGAAGAAAAGTGAGGTGGCGACGAGGCCGCCAATGGTGCTCCTGATGATCTCCCTCATATCCGCGACATGCCGGTGGGCAGGTAGTCGGGCAGAATCGAGTCTGCGCGGTCTAGTACTTCCCCCTTGCTGCGCGCCAGCACGATCAGGTTGTCGATGCGGCGGCGAGTGCGAGGAAACTGGAAGTGGACGCGGAAGCCAGCCAGCGAGTGGATTGCGTAGCTGCCGGAATTGGCTGCGCGCAGGTTGCGGCAGTCTTGGTGAATCAGCGCCGAGGAGGGCGCTGCGATGGCATTGGCGATCATGCTGCTTTCCTTTCCTTGCGTAGCAGCAGGTCGGCATTTCGAACCCGGCCAACTGCTGCGATGATTTCATCCGTTCCGATGAGACGAACCAGATCGTCAGCGGACACGCTCTGCAAGAGGTCTTCCAGTGCCACGCCCTCGATGCGAACCTCCATCTCGGTGCGAGTGGCGATGGTGCGTGGTCTGACGCAGGCCAGATCCGCATGGATGGTGATGTCGATCTTGGGCATGGAGTGCTCCAGAAAAAGAAACCCCGCACATGGCGGGGTGTGGTGATAGGGAAGAGAACGAAGGGGGCTAAGTGATTTCAATCCCGGCGATCCAAAACTCTACGGCTTTGCCTAACTGGTCATATGTTGAGAAGCAATATGATGAAAAGCTATCTTCGGGAAGGTTAAGTCTTTCAAGCAGCCAGCTCATCTGCTCGCGCATTTGATCACGAGGATTGGATGAGAACAGCAACATGAGCTTGTGAGCCCCTGTCGTATTTTGTAATTTTTGGAAAATATCTTTGCGGATACCCGGCAACTCTTGCTCACCATTCGGGCTCATCCAGCGCTTCATTTCGACCACAGCAAAGTGATTTCCGGTATCCGGCACCTCCAACACCATGTCGTGAGAATTGACTTCGACAGACACCTTGTAAGGCATAGAGGACAGCAAGGACTTGGCAACTATGAATTGGTAGAATCGCTCATTGTTGAAGCGGAGAAGGCCGCCAGACTCGCCGGAGTATGCGACTCGGTTAGCGGTAACGGCCCCGAGTATTTGTCGGTCTTCCGCCTCAAGAGCCATGCCGGCGATATCGACCAAGCGGGCTAGATCAGGATGCATTCAAGTGTCCATTTCTATCAAATTCGCTTGAAAGATAAATCGATTCGATTGAACGGCTCAAGCACGTATTGCGAGGTGCAGGGGCGGGGGCGCTGGCGCGATTCGTCACCCAGCGACTGCTGAACATGGTCCAATCCCCCGCCGCTGAATCCAGCGGTACGACCGGCATCAGACTACCCGCGAGGGCTGCCGGCGCTGTTGCAACGACCTACGATGTGTTGTGGTCGACCCATCTGCGCATATCGGTTGGGGTGCGCAACCGGAAGGCCTCCCGCCGAAGCGGCCCCGGCGCAGTGCGGGGCTCTTGCTTTACTACTGAACGTCCTGCCGGCTCCTGCCCGGGTGGCGCCCGGTACGCGTGGCCAAACGCTGCACTTGCTCACAGCAAGGCGTTCAGTGGTAAAGCCGGCCAGGCCGGCGGCGGATCAGGCGTGTTCCAGCTGCTTCAGGCGGCACTTGGTAATCTTGCCGTCCTCTTCCTTCACCGAGTAGAACGAGCCTTTCGGGCCATCGTCGATGTGAGTGATCTTGCCGCTGCCGGCGCGCTTGTGGATGGTGGTGAACTTCACTTTGCTACCAACTTTGAATTCGCTCATGTGTTCCTCGTTTGTGATTGCGACCTACACGGCTGACGACTGGCTTGGAAAAGTTGGTTGCTCACGGCGTTTCCGTCAATCGTCATGCGTGTAGGTGGCCGCTTACGGCGGCCAGTCGGGATGTCCTATCTCAGATTCCGGGCGGTGTCCTCGCCTTCCGATTTCGCTGCTGAGCCAGGGCAGGGTCATTCTGTAGGGGTCTGCCTGCATCCCTCGCGCCGCGGATGGCGCCTACACGGGAGAACAGGCCGCTCTCGCCTGTTTGCTGCGTTGCGTTCTCTCTCGCCGTCACGAATCTTTCGACCATCGTTGCGCCGCTACAGGTATTGCGGAAACCTGCCCTGAGCAAGCCGCCGGGCCGGCGGGTTCCCAACATCTCCGCGACGAGCGCGGACCTCACAACTATGGGCTTTATATCGACGCCGCGCCGCCGTGCGCTGCTCTCACACTTAAGCGGGCTGGCGGCATTGCCAGCTGGTGCAGATGAGGCATTGTTAGCCTGTTGGTGATCCTGTACCGTCGCCCCGGGTCTCACCCGCCTAAGCCTGCACTCAGCTTCGGCGCTCGATCGAACGGACCTCATCGTAGCGAGTAGCCAACTCGCAACCGCTCAAGTGTGCCGCCTCTCTCGAAGCGGCCTTCTACTTCACTCCCCCGTTACCCGCCACGGTGGGTTTGGCGCTTACGTGGTCATTAGTCCGCTCCTTGCGGCCCTCTCACGCGACATGCAGTTGCTGCTGCATGACTTGGCTTTCTTCCTCAGGTCAGAGACCTGACAGGGGTGCCGTACTTCTGCGCCCTGGGCTGTGCCGTATCGCTGCTGGTTGTTTGAGATCGGTGCGAAAGTTTCGCTGTGTGTTGAACAAACTTTAATGCCCAGCGAAATGTTGTGCAAGTATTTATTTTGCTTTCTGCGAAATTTACGTGCGAAAGTGCAACAGATTGCGAATCGTTAAGCTGTCGCCAGCGGCGTAGAATGACAATGTCAACCATGGGTGGCGTCTTCATATGCGTAAACTCTTATTTAGCACTACTTTCATTTTGGGGCTTGGTGCCTGCGCGACGCAGCCCGTATCTTTTACTGCAGCAAAACCGGTTGATCCTGCCAAAATTTTCGATGAAGGCTCAGGGGCTGCCGCAGTCCTGGTTAAACGTGATAGCGGCTTCACGGGCGGCTGCTGTGATGTGCGGATTTTCGTGAACGGGAAGTTGCGAGCGAAAGTTGGCCCTGGCGAGGTGGTCGCTCTGCGCAGCACGCCGGGGCGGGTAATTATTGGTGCTGAATTTCCCGCGGGCGGCCTGAAAGAGATAGAAACAATCCTGGATGCCGACCATCCCAACAAATTTCGGGTGCTGATCGACTCTGCAATGTCGACCTCTATTGTTCCAACAGCAACCGACTGAGGCCGCGCCATGTCATTAATCGCTTGCTATGAATGCAACAAAGAAATCAGCTCCGAAGCGAGAGCCTGCCCGAGCTGCGGAGCCAAGAGGAAGAGGTCACCAATCTGGATCGGATTGGTGCTTGGCCTATTAGCCATGGTTGCGATGTTCGTCGTTGTAACCGTGGCAATGCAGAGCTCCGAGGACAAGGCAATAGCGACGGCCAAGGAGGGGGTCCGCCGCAGTCTGAAGAACCCAGATTCAGCACAATTTCGGGACGTGGCGTTCAGAAAAGAGAAAGTCGAAGGCGAGTTCACAAGCGGCTACATTTGCGGCCATGTAACCGGGACGAATTCTTTTGGGGTATTGGCCGATGAGAGGCGATTTGTCGCGCGCGCCTTCTTCGGGGGTAGGGTGCTTGATGTGACGAATCTGCAGATCGAGCCAGGCCCCAGCCCTGATGGAAATGTAGCTTCGAGATCCTTTGAAATGACTTACTGGCTGCCTGTTTGCGGCTGATATTTGAAGCGCCTGGTGATCGTCGACTGCCGCACGAGCTGAATGTGTCATTGAAGTAGGCGGTGATGAGAGGCATCAACGTGTACGAGCCGCCAGCGAGCTGAGGCTACTGGCCTGCTGATGAGGCGGATATATCACTGGAGGGAAGGGGAGAAGATGGGGTCGTTCTCTATTTGGCATTGGGTGATGTTCCTTGTGATGCTGGTCATCTTCCAGGTGCCTGCATGGTTGATCGTCCGGAAAGCTGGCTTCCCTGGAGTGTTGAGCATTGTCATGTGGGTGCCGGTACTGAACCTGCTGGCTTTGTGGGTGTTCGCGATGGCACCTTGGCCTGCGGCTCGAAAGTAATAACGTTCTTCGATGCCAAAATTGAAAAGGGGATGGCATGACCCGCTATAGCAAACGCCAGGGCGGCGGCGTCACCGCCCACTACAACTCTGCTGCGGATCTAGCACGAGCAGAGGACGAGGCGCGCGAGAGCAACATCCGCTCTCTCGGGCTGTTCATTGGCCTGATTGGAGGAGGGTGGGCCACCTGGCACACCATCATGGCCCACGGCGGCGCCGAGTGGCCGAAGGCAATTCGTTTGATCTTGACCGTGATCGGCGCCGCAGCTGGCGGTGCGGCCCTCTACTGGTTGAGCGTGCTGATCCTGGCGATGTTTGTTGGCGCGACGGTCGTCTCGATCGCCTGGTTATTCCTTCGATGGTTGTGGAGTGTGATCTAGGAGGCTGAGGGATATATGAAGAGAATGAGTGATTTGGCAGCAATCATAACGGTCCTTGTGGCGCTGCCTGTCATGGCTGATACATTGCTCCCGGACGCGCCGGTACGCGCCAAGCCTGCGGCCAGCCAGCCACTGGCAGAGAAGGCACCGATGGTGCTGGACCAGGACAAAGCGTCCTATGAGAAACAGTTGAAGCGCGAAGACCTGCAGCGCCAGATCAATTGCAGCGAGCAACCTGGCAGCCCAAGCTGCCCGCCGGCACGCAAGTTGGAGTCAGAGGCCTGCCAGAGAAATCCAGGAAGTTGCACCGATAAGGTGTTGTGATGGTGCCGGCCGCCAACGACCCGCTCTACTACGCCGGCGACGCCGCGGCACTGGACCCGGCCGGCTGCAGGCTGGTGACGATGCTGCTGGTGGTGGGTGAGTGGGTGTTCTGGTGGGTGGGGTTGTGAGCGGTCAATGCTAGGCCAAGGTGGTGACGTTGTTCACAAGGCGCAGCGTCAAACGTACTGTTAGAGTGATGGCGAATGAACGACTTGATGGTAGGCAGTCACACCACTTAAGTACAGTACGCTTCCATGTAAAAGGCATTGGCTGTAGCAAATATGATGCTATAGTCTCGGTAAGTTGTGGATTTTTATGGGAATTTGTATTACGATCTAGCGCTTAGCTGCTCGCCTTCACAATCGATATGCATTTAAGATATTATGATTCCTTCACAGAGGGGATCAAAATGAGTAATGCGGATGAATGGTTAAGGGTAAACGAGCAAGTTGAAGAGGTTTGCGCTGTAATATTTTCAACAGCCACCGAAGTGCTCCGCAGCGTTAAGCAATTTGGCTTCCAAGATTTACTTCTTGCCCCAAGGCCGAACGCTGAAGACAAACTGCTTCGAGTAAAAGTGTATGAGTCGATTCTTGGCGTAGTGATAACGGCTCTCGAAGGCCATGAATTGTATGATCTGGCAAAGCGACTCATTAATGCAAAAGAACAGATTTTAAGACTTGAAATGTTGATTAATGCAGTCAAGTCTAATGACATTGAAGAGTGCAGAAGACTCGTAGATCTTCTACAAAATCAAGCAGATTTCTAACAACCATCACATCAACAGGAGAGAAAAATGGATGCCTACATGCGCACTTTGACCTCCGCGGATACGGAAAAGACTGCGCTAACCAGCGCGCAGATTTCCAGCCTGCTGGACACTTTACTTTGCAATATCCGGCAAACGCGCCAAGAGCTGATTGATCTTGGCGTAATCCGCGACAAGCATACCTGCCTTGCTGAAGCTGCATAAGCAAGACTTTGCGTTGCCTGATTGAAAAAACCCGCCTCGGCGGGTTTTTCTTTGCCTTGCCAATCGGGCACCCTCATTCATTCCGCCCTCGCGCCGATCTAGATTTTTAAAATTTAGCCGGCCAGAACCTCGTTTCGCGCCACTTTTCCAGAATAGGGCCGAAAACTGCGCCTTTCCGGGGCTTGCCGACGAACCCGCTATGCCATGCTAACAGCTCCACAACGACGGAGATTGTTATGAAGATCGCGCTGATCGGTATCGTGTTTGGTTTCTATGTCGGATTTACATTCCTACTGGGACTGGCCGTCGAGCTGGGTGCGCGGGTTTGAACCTGAGGTCTTGCCGCGCTGCCGGCCGGCTGCCACACTACCCCCAGGCCCAGGCCTAACCCACCACGGTTCGGATAAAAACACCTGGCGCCCACGAAGCCCGCCTCGCGCGGGCTTTTTCACAACCGATCAACTTGTTTACGGGTAATAGTTACCACCTTTGTGGTTGATCTGTGCGGCACCATGCCGCGATGGATAGCTTCTCCGACCGACTACGGAATGCCCGCGAGAAGCGGGGAATGTCTCAAGAAGTGCTCGCCGGACGCGCAGGCGTGTCCCAAAGCACTATCTCTGCTCTTGAACTCGATCCGACCAGAAAGCCGCGCGATCTGCTCAAGCTTGCCAAAGTTCTCATGGTGAGGCCGCAATGGCTGCAGACAGGCAAAGGGCCGCGGGAGCCGGCGGTGGAGGAGGAAAAGGCCTATATTGCGGCGACCTCTCTGGAGGATCTTGCACGCCAATTGGTAGACCGTGGCAATGACGAGATCACCCAACTCTGGGCGCTGATCCTGGCTGAGAAGGACCGTCGCTGATACAACTGCTCCAACGGACAGTGTATGTCCATTGCATCAGATTTTGTCGCACGGTGTCGCATGGATTTTACAAGTGTTCAAACATGAACTATTGCTAATAGTACGTGCTTACACTTAGCATCCATGCGTGCAATCCTTCCATGAACGGCTGAAAGCCATCCTTCGCCTAAAGGGCATCAAAATCACTGCGCTCGCCCGAGCCTGCAGCGTCTCTAGGTCTACCGCATACCGTTGGCTCATAGATGTAGTGCCTAACAAAGAACATATGGATATGATTTCCGAGTGCGTTTGCATGCCGGCAGATGTGCTACTCCATGGCCAGGATAGCGCCAGGATGGCAGCCAAGCGACTAGAGCTACTCGAACTCTGCGAGGACCTGACGTGCAATCAGATGGATGCACTATTGGTTGTTGCGAGGGAGTTTCATGCGACAGGTGTCGCATGTAAGTAAAAATACGTATATGCCCACCGGCGCCGACAGCGTGAGACTGATGGCTCCGCAACAACGCATGTGCTTGTATATGAAAAAAAACGAGAATTCCGTGAGCGGTAACTTGGCAGTAGGGTGCTGCCTGGCAGATAGGCGAGGCCGAATTGTTGCCGAGGTGACAGTAGGGCTAAGGAAGTATGAGGATGGATCTGTTGAGTTTTACCGCAGTGGCGATGCAGCTATTTTTGATGATTATCCAGACTGGTTAGCGCAGATGGTGGCGTAAAAATAAAGGCGACTCTCAGTCGCCTTTTTTGTTTTCCTGCTCCATGAACGCCTTGCGGAGCAGCTCGAAGGCGTAGGCCTCGCCTTTCTCGCGCAAGAGCTTCACGAGCTCTTCTTCCGTTTGAGCGGTAATCACGACCTGCTCCGGCACCGCAGCATGTTCGCTGTCGTGGCTCCTGTCCATCCAGCCGTATTCCAGGCCTTCCGCCTCTTCAATCCGCCGCGCCATATCGTCCCCCATCCGGCGCGAGTTAGGATTCTTCTTGTCCAGAGTCTTCAGCGTAGAGAGGTAGGAGGCTGAGGAGCCCACCTTTTCGGCTATGCGCGCAGCAGATCCCCTCGGCTTCAAAAGCCGCGCAAGATTCGCACGCCGTATATCAAAAACATCGATTCCCATGCCCAAATGATAGGAATTTTTCGCATCACGTGAAATAAACTCATTGCGAAACAAACATGCATATGCTTGCGAAAAGTTTTGCATAGAGTTAAAGTTTTGAGCGGGGGATTGCATGGAGCATCTCCGTTTCGATGTACCCAATTGTCAAAGAACACCCGCATCGCGCTCCAAGGTGGCAGCCGGTCGAGGCGCTGCAGCGGGTCTGGCTTGGTGCTGAGTGAAGTATGGCAAAGCGCTAAACCTTTGAAAATGATCACTTTTCAAGGAATTGTTGCGAACCATGTTTTCTGAAATCGATGTGGTGATCTACCAGGTCGTCGCCGACTGGAAGGATCGGACAGGATTGAAACTGAGGCATCTGGCTCACGAGCTGGGCATAAACCCCAACTCGCTGAGGCGGAAGGTCAATCGGGACAAAACGACGCACTGTCCGGCTCGTTTTTCTGTTGCGGAGCGAGCCAGGCTGTACGCGGTCACCGGCGATGAGCGCCTTGTCCCGTTCCTGCCGCGCGAAGCCGCCAACGACTATGCACTCGCGGAGGCCGCCTAGTGGCCGACCTGAGCGAGCAGATCCACTTCAGCAGCAAAACGGACGAGTGGCCAACACCACAGGCGCTGTTCGACCAGCTGCATGCGGAGTTCGGGTTCACGCTGGACGTCTGCGCGACACCCGCGAACGCCAAGTGCGAGCGGTTCTTTACGCGTGAGCAGGATGGCCTGGCCCAGGACTGGAGCAGGGAGGTCGTCTGGATGAATCCGCCGTTCGGTCACCAGATCAAGTTGTGGATGGCTAAGGCGTATCGCTCCAGCATCGACGGCGCTCTGGTGGTCTGCCTGGTGCCGGCGCGGACGGACACGCGCTGGTTCCACCGCCACGCGCTCAAGGCCGCAGAGATCCGCGCGCTGGATAAGCGACTGCGGTTCGATGGGGCGAAGGCTAAGGCGCCGTTCCCGGCCGTGCTGGTGGTCTACAAACCGGGCGAGAACGGGCAGTGCAAGTTGAGCGCGTACAAGGTTCCGGGCACCGGCGGCCGGGCGCATGAAATCAAGGGAGGGGAGTGATGGGCATCGAGCAATTGCAGCAGCAGGTCAATGCGCTGGGCAGCATGGTGTCAGGCCTGCGGGAGGACTTGGAGGCGGCGCAGCAGCAGCTTTGCGAACTGAGCGCGCAGCTGCCGCAAGCGATCAAGGCCGCGATTGCGAATGAGCTTAGGCCGGGCGGAGTACTTTATCAAGCCAAGCGTGGCGGCGACATGCCTCGCGGATAGCCACCTCCATAAGGACACCGTAGCTCGATTCGTAGGCCTTGTTGATGGGGATTTCTACATCAATGGTGACCACCGATCCGAGCTCGTCGTTATCAGCAGGAATCATCAACTCCACTGCTGCATATCCGTTTGAGTGGTCGTATCTGACTTTGTTGATGAAGGTCTTCATACAGCCTCCTGTATGCGAATGGTATTTAAGCATATCAGAAGCCGCGTTTCGCAGTCATGCAGGAACAGAAAAACCCACCGTCAACAGCCTGGCCGGGCCTCGGGTGGGTTCTGAACACAAAGGGAATTATATGGGAATCATGGTGCAAATCAACGACTTTGTTTCTTACTCGCCGAATAACGGAGTGATTCTGGCTGCCGGTGCGAAGGGCATGGCACCCGAAGAGATTTTGCAATCAATCTCTCTGGCATTCAGCTGCGCAAATAACAAATATCTGGAGATGGCCGCGCATGGTGGCGTGGGGCCGCTGTCAAAATATAGTTGCCTCAGTTACCACGACTTTCTTGCGCTGACATCTAGCGCCGCCAAGGCCGAGCAGGAGACGGAGGCTACGCGCGCTGCAAAGCGGGAGGCGATCCGTCGCCGTCGCTCTTCTTTCGATTCCAAGCGGGATGCGCTTGTCTTGGCCATGATTGATTCCGGCCAGCCGTATATCTGCGCACATCCCGATTGCATGTCTAGTGAAGACCTGACCGTAGACCATATCAAGCCTCTCTCAAGGGGCGGCACTGACGACCTCGAAAACCTGCAGTTTCTGTGCCGCCCTTGTAATTCCGCAAAGGGCGCAAGGCTGGAGGTAGGCAGATGAGCGTGGTGCATTCATTCGATATCCAGCATGCCGCCCTGTATGGCGTAGAGGAAGCCGTGTTCATCAACAACATATCGTTCTGGATCGCCAAGAACAAGGCAAACGCGCGCCATCTCTACGACGGACGGACTTGGACATACAACAGCATCAAGGCCTTTGGCGAGTTGTTTCCGTATCTGTCCGAGAAGCAAATCCGCCGCGTCTTGGACAGCCTCGTCCGCCATGGTGTGATCATGAAGGGCAACTACAACGACCAGGGCTACGACCGGACTTTGTGGTATGCCTTCGTGGACGAATCCATTTTCCTGAACGGGCATCTCATCTGCCCAAATGGGCAAATGGAAGCGCCCAAACGGGCGAAACGAAACGCCCAGAAGGGCGAACCTATACCAGATGGCTTACCAGATAGTTACACAGATAGTAGTAAAACCAATACGCCGCCGGCTGACGCCAGCGACGTCGAGTCCAAGCCCGTTACCGCCAAAGACCTGAAGGCGAAGGGTGTCGATCCCCAGCACGCCGCCGACTTCATGGCAGTCCGTAAGGCCCAGCGCGCCCCGCTGACTGCCACGGCCCTTGAGGGCATCGAGCGCGAGGCCGCCAAGGCACGGCTGACACTGGCCCAGGCCATCCAGATTGCCGCCGAGCGCGGGTGGCGAGGCTTCAAGGCTGAATGGCTGTGCCGCGACCCTGACCGCGCACCGCCGGCGCCGCGCATCAACCAAACCCCCAAAAACTACGGCAAGAGCGGGAGGCTGTGATGGACGAGCTGAAACCTCTTGGCGCGCTGCTGCCCGACATTGTGCCGGCGACACCGCGAGAGCGCACCGAGGCCTGCGAGCGGCACGGTCAGTACACCGCACGCAATCCAATTGGCCGCGTCTGGACGCGCTGCCCGGTCTGCGCGCAGGAGGCTAAAGACCTGGCCGACGCTGAACAGCAGGCCCGCGAGAAGGCCCAGGCTGCAGAACGCCAGCGCGCCGGCTGGCTGACCCTGTGCGGAAACTCTGGCATCCCGTTGCGTTTCCAGGATCGCACCCTGCAAAACTACCGCGCAGCGAATGACGGTCAGCGCACGGCTCTGGAGTTTGCCAAAGCCTACGCCGCCGAGTTTGAACACGGCCACTCTGGCCGCTGCGCGATATTCCTGGGCGAGTTCGGCACCGGCAAGACGCACCTGGCCTGCGGTATCGCGCTGCGCATCATGCATCGCTACCAATGCACCGCGGTCTTCACCAAGCTGGACGAGATGGCGCGGCTTATCCGCGAAGCCAAGAGCTTCGACTCGGCGATGTCGGAAAGCAAAGTTATCCGCCTCTACACCGCCCCGGATTTGCTGATCATCGACGAGGTCGGCGTGCAGTCCGGCACCGACACCGAAGCGCGCTCGCTGTTCGCCGTCGTGAATGGCCGCTACGAGGCGCGTCGGCCGACCATCTTCCTGAGCAATCTTGACCGTGATGGCGTAGCCGCCAGCATCGGGCCGAGGCTGTTCAGCCGGCTGCGCGAGGACGGCTGCGAGGTGCTGGTCTTCGATTGGGATGATTACCGTGCATTGGAGGTGGCATGAAGCGCTCTCCAGCCTGGCGCCGAACCGTCATCGGCACATTACTCGTCGCTATGTTGCTGCTGACCGCGCCATTGTGGTTCATGGCTGCGCTGCAGCTGGAAAGGGGGGCGGAATGAGTCGCGAGACTATCACCATCCAGACCGGCACCGATCTCCGGCCGCGCATGGCCCACGCATACCAGCTGGCGTGCAAGATGCTGGACGAGGCCGCCGATGGCAGGGGCCTGAAGGTCACGATCCAGACCGCCAGCCTCCGCAACCTGAGCCAGAACGCTGCCATGTGGGCCGCGCTGACGGATGTCAGTGAGCAACTGGACTGGTACGGCAACAAGCTGACGCCGGAGGAGTGGAAAGACCTGCTGACCGCCGGCCTTCGCAAGACCAAGGTGGTGCCGAACCTGGACGGCAGCGGCTTCGTGATCCTGGGCCGGCGCACCAGCGACATGAGCATCCGGGAGATGGGCGAGCTGCTGGAGCTGATCTACGCCTTCGGCGCGGAGAGGGGCGTGAAATTCGGGCTGGGCGCAGCGTATGGGAGGAGGGCGGCATGAAGACGCCGAGCAAGATCGTACAGCGCCCCGGGTCCACGCCTGGCACTGGTCGGCGCGACACCAGGCGCATCGCCAGCCAAGCCATTCGCGACAGCGCCGCCGGCGAGACCTGCACTCTGCAAATCGCCGGCATCTGCAACGGCCGCGCCGACACGACAGTCCTGTGCCATCTGCCGGACGAAAGCCACGGCATGGGGCGCAAGGCCGACGACGTTTCCAGCTGCTACGGCTGCAGCACATGCCATGACGTCATCGACGGCCGCGTGCCGTGTGACTGGCAGCCGGGCGAGAAAGATTTCTACATGCGCCGCGCCATGGTGCGGACCTTGCGCCGCCTGCTGGCCAAAGGGCTGATCACGATAAAGGGTGCGGCATGAAATGGATTCTGCAGGGTGAATGCCTAGCGTGCGGAGACTGGCGGATATTCCGCTACGCGCTGGCCACGCCGCCGCGCTACGAGCTATGGGAGTGGCCGCGGTTCCTGGGCAATTTTCAGACCTCGAGGGAGGCGAAAGCAGAAGCCGCAAGGCTGATGAACGAAAGGGAGTTGAATGCAGCTTAATTGCCCGAATTGCAACGACGCCGGTCCGCATGGCGTTCACTCCGCCGCGGCACAGCGATTCATGTGCAAGGCCTGCGGCCGGACGTTCCGCGCCCGCGCCGCCCAGGCGACGACCGTGGCCAAGCCAGCGGACGGCAACAGGTTCGTCATTACCTGCGCCGTGTCGGGCTCGCCGGTTCACGCTCCGTTCCTCAAGAGCCTGCAGCAGTACTGCCGCGAGAACGGCGCGCGCCTGATCGTCGTGCCGGTGGCCTATCGCAACCCGACAAGCAACCTCGAAAAGCCGCACGAGTGGTTCGCGCCGGAGCTGGCCCGGTACATGACCGTCGAAAGGCTGGAGCTGTGCCCGGGCGTCCTGCTGCTGGCCGACGTGCCGACGCAGCCGACCGCGGTGCGCCCGCTGTCGGGCCTGCACACGATGAGTGGCGACAGCCACGGCATTTTCGCGCACCCCAAGATCGCGCTGGAGAGCGTGCCGGTAGCCATCGGCCGCGCCGCCAAGCTGGTGATGACCACCGGCGCCATCACCGAGCCGGTCTACAGCAAGAGCAAAGCCGGCAAGAAGGGGGAATTCCACCAGGTGCAGGGCGCTGTGGTGGTCGAGTGGGACGGCCGCGCCGCCCATTTTCGCCACCTGAACGCCGGCAAGGATGGCTCTTTCTGTGATCTCGACCGGAAGTACAGCGCCAGCAACGCTAAGCGCATCAGCCACCGCGCCCGTGTGTTGGCCTTGGGCGATCTCCACGGCGTCCGCCATGATCCGGAGGTGCTGGAGGCTACAGTGTTCGGCGCCGACAGCATGGTCAACGCCCTGCAGCCGGAAACCATCGTGCTGCATGACGTGTTGGATTTTCAAAGCGCCAGCCATCACAACGACTATTTCGAGCGGTTCAGGCTGCGCCGGGCCGGCAACGATGACGTCTATGGTGAGCTGCGCGCTACGGCGGATCTGCTGGGCCGCATCGCCGCCACCGGCGCCGAAGTGGTGCTGGCCGGCAGCAACCACAACGAGCACATCTACCGCTGGCTGGAAAACCACCAGAACGCCCAGGACGTGCAAAACGCCATCGTGTACCACGAGACCAAGCTGGAAATGCTGCGCGCGCTGGCCGCCGGCCGCGAGCTGGATCCACTGGAGTACTGGGTGCGAAAGCTGTTGCCGGGCGCGGACAACATTCGCTTTCTGCGCCGCGATGAGTCGTTCATTGTCGACGGCGTGGAATATGGCCAGCACGGCGACAAAGGCATCAACGGCGCGCGCGGCAGTCTGCACGGCATGACCAAGGCTGGCGCCAAGCTGGTGATTGGTCACAGTCACACCCCGGGCATCGCCGACGGCGTCTACCAGGTCGGCACGTCCTCGCAGATGGCCATGGGCTACAACACCGGGTTGTCCGGCTGGCGGCACACGCACTGCATCCAATACGCGAGCGGCAAGCGGTCGCTGCTGCATGTGATCAACGGGAAATGGAGGGCGGCGTGAGGCTAGGAATCGACCCAGGAATCAACGGCGCCATCGCGGTGCTGGACGGCGAGCAGCTGCTGGCCGTGTACGACATGCCGGTCGTGGAGTTGAGGAGCGGCAAGGCCACGAAGCGAAGCGTGTCGCCGGCGCTGCTGGCCGACCTGCTCCGGCAGCTCGCCGGCGCGCATGTGGTGATCGAGAAAGTTGGCGCCATGCCCGGCCAGGGTGTGGCCAGCATGTTCAACTTCGGCAAGAGCGCAGGCATCGTGGAGGGCGTCTGCGCGGGCCTGGGCCTGCCGGTGTCGTTCGTCACGCCGCAGCAGTGGCAGAAGCGGGCGGGGCGCAGGGATGGCAAGGACGGCAGCCGGGCGCGCGCCGCGGAACTGTTTCCAGCCCAGGCTGGCCTGTTCGCCAGAGTGAAGGACGACGGCCGCGCCGAGGCCGCACTGATTGGTCGGTTTGGAATCTGAAAGGGGTAGGGAATGAGTTCAGTTGTCGATATCGGTGTAATCCGCGCAATGCGCATTCTGAACCTGCCGCTGGAGGCGCACGAGGCCATGGAAAATTGGGGTCGCTGGCAGCGCAGCGACAGCCAGGCGAGCCGGCGCTCCGGCATAGAGGGCAAAAACTACCGGTCGAACCGCTGCGAGCATTGCTTCGAGCTGCCCGACCCGTGCGACGCCTGCAAATACCTGAAGGGTGCCGGGCTGCCGGTGGACATCCAACTGGCGCTGCGCGTGGAGCGGGCAATTACTCACGGCCGCGTGGTTTGTCGGCGCGTAGAGGCGGGTATGCCGGAGCGAGACGTGACCATCCTGCTGGCTCATTTCCGCGGCTTCCGTAATCGCGCCGGCGAATGGCAGGCCAGCAATCCGAAAGTGCTGTGCCGCCAGCTGGGTATCCAGACCGCGGAATACGAGAATCGTGTAGCAAAACTGGTTCAGATGATTTACAACCGCATTAAACAGCAAAGGGCCGCTTGAATTCTGCAAAATGCAGCGGTAGAATTGATCTACAAATTGTCACCGCCCGCGGGCGAGTAAAAGGCTGCCGAAAGGCGGCCTTTTTGCGTCTGTAGGAATGGCAGTCGCCAAAGGGTACACAGCCTCACGGCTTCTGCCGTGGGCTGTAGTGATATGCAAGCGTTAGTCTTCTACCTTCTTACCAAAGGCTTTTGGGATTTCATTGTCGGAGTAGTCAGGTTTTGCTGTGACTAGCTCAGATGGGTGATTGCCATCCCCCTTTGAGTTATTGTTCTCCCATTGCAAAGGTTGCAAGTTTTCAATCTCGTCTGAGCCGCCTTTGGATTTAGGCACTATGTGATCAACCTGCCAACCTGTCCTGCTTTCTTGTTTCCCATATTGGTCGCGTTCAATAATGGCACCATAGCGGTCCAGCTTCTTGCCATCAGACAGTGAGAGGTGGCTCAGGGCCTTTTCCCATACTGCATCGATTACATCACTCGAAAAACTTTCCAAGGACAAGGAAGGTGAACGAAACAAGCTGCTATATCTGCGCATGGTATATCCCTTATTAACAAAGTGCCGATGTCATGTTTGTGCAGATTTGAAAATTACAATAGAAGATCGCCAGGCTATCGCCGCCGACACCTTAACCACCAGTAGCGGCTAAACCTGGCAACTAGGACGCCGGCTCTCCCGTCGTGAGCACCCCGCAAAACCGGCACCATCAACCTCGCCCCGCACATCGCGGGGCTTTTTCTTTTCCGAGGCCCGTATGCGGCTACGTCACACAACCATCGTCTACGAGGCCGCGCCCTGGGGCCGTGGCGCCGAGCTGGTGTTGATCACCGGCACGCGCTGTCGAGTCATCGCCCGAGACGGCGACGAAATCACGGTGCGATTTCACCGTAACCGGCAGCACGCCACGTTCACCCGCCGCGCACTCATCAAGTTGGTAAGGAGATAGCCATGGCTCAGCCCATCACCGCCCGTGTCCAGTTCGACAGCGTGACCGCGGAGGAGCGGATTGCCGCGCTTGTGGCCGAGTACGCCGGCCAGTCGATCAGCCCGCACCGCATGGAGGTGATCCGGCGGCGCGCCGTGGCCATCGCAATGGAGTGCATGGACGTGGAGATCATGTCGGCGCGCCACTAACGGCTAGATCCGCCCCAAGACCTCAATGGAGCTAGTGCCGTTGATATTGGGGAAGTTCTCCAGATCGTGCAGGTACTCGGTAGAGGAGATGTTCAGAAAGCTTTGGCGAGTGCCAACGGCAGGAATGGCGTTTAGGACTGTCAGGGCGAGTTCAATGCGTTGATCTCCGCCGTCGCGGACCGTTGCTTCGCCCCAGCGAGCCTCGTACTCCCCCGGAGTGACATTGATACGTGTTAAGTCGCTTGCGTAGCCTCCGATAGTCCGGCCGTCTTTGATGCGGATACGGAAATTACCCATGTCAGCTCTCCTTGTCGTGAATGAGGAATGGCGCCCAAGCGTTAGGGCGATATCCAGTATCGGCGCGCTCTGCAGTTCATGCAAATGGCGTAGTCAGGAAAGCGCCGTTGCTGCATTAGCCCCATGTTCGGGCCAAAACCTCAACTGGCATTAACAGGGTCGGGTATTCCCCCGGCAAAATCGCATCAAAACGGCCAAGTGGTATTATCGGCCACGCAAAAAGAAGTGTTGAAATGACTGATTCGGCTATCGAATGCTGGGCTATGTGCTGAAGGAGAGGTTGGCTGCATGACCACCGTCGCATTCGACGGCAAGACCATGGCCGCGGACGGCCGCGCCACGGCCGAAGACGTCTTTCTGGCTGAGTCCTGGCCAGCGCCCATGGCCATCGGCTCCGGCAAGCTCCCGGTGCTCGCGGCCATGAGAGCCGGGGCAGATGCCCGCCGAGCTGTCGAGGTCGCCATCTCCATGGATGTTTTCAGCGGCGGACACATACGAACAGCTGTCTTGTAGCTGAATGCGTCTTTCGGGTGGCATAATGTTGCTCCATGACTATGGAGTAATGTGAATATGCAAGAGAGACTGAGAAAAGCTGCTGAGCTCCAGTATGAATCAGCGGGGATGTGTGACCGCCTGGAAGGCTATAAGGTAATTTTCAAGGATGCGCTGACGGAATGGCTTATAGCTAAGGCTGGCTCTGGCATTGCCGGAATCGTCAAAAAACGCGAATCGACCACGCGGGAGATCGCACTCGAGATTTTTGGCTGGCCTGTGGAGCTTCGGGTCAGGGCCGTTGCAGGCGGCAGCGATTTCGGCGACCTTGCCCTGTTGCTAGACTTTATCCACGTTAGTAATGATCAGGACTTGTCTATTTATAAGGCTTGGATCAATCGAGACGGATATTTAGGCGATCCGTATGGGACTTTTTCGCGCCAACAATTCCAGACACCTGCTTCGCTTGAGGCCCTAATGGAAATGGCTGCTTTGGGATTATACGAAAGCCCGCTAATGCAGGTTGGTATTGGGAAGCCGCAGCCGAAGGGTTTCATGGAGATTTCCTAGGGACTCACCCTGGAGCATTGCTTAGGCCGCAACCGCGGTCTTTTTCCATTTTCAAGCCGACAAAACACTAAGAGGTGAGCCATGGCCCATTGTGGAGCCAATATTGGCGCGGGCCAGTTGCGAAGCGGCATGCTATGGAGTATGACAGAGGATAGACGCGTAAACCGCTTAGTTTATGGTGGATTTAATTCCAACTTGTAATGCATAATGACACCCTGATCAAGATGGGTGCCTCATGGGACAATTGAATTTCGAGCTTCTGCCTTTTGTAAAGAAGTGCTTTGCGTTGCCGCTAGATTGGACAGCGATTTCTGGGTTTGCAACTGCGGTAGGTGCAGTGTTTGCTCTGATTGCAGCTTTTGCAGCACTGTGGTCTGCATCGATTGCAGGAAAAACAATCCGCGAATCGAGGCGACTACAGGAAGAGGAAGTATCGTGTGCAGATGCAAAGGAATGCCTCCAGAAGGCGTTTCATATCCTGATGGAGGGGGCAGACCCAGAAACGGGGAAGCCAAAGGCCAGCAGGACAAATTGGCTGATAGCTGCAAGGCTGATCCTGCGTTTCGAGGAGATTGAGAAATCGATCACTCTTCCCGCATACAAGAAAGTCTTAAACGGACAGAGGATGCTATGGAGTTCATCCTTCCGTGATGTACTTCGATGTATTGATAAGCCCGAAGACAACGAGATAGGGTATGGCCTTTGTCCCGATCCAACCTACTTTAATCAAGGTGGATTTGAAAGGAAGATTGAAAAATCATCAGCAGTGGTGCTAATGAGCTTCTCCGTATGGGACGGGAAGGTAGTGGATCCATTAAGGGGTGTAGACGTAAAGAAAGACTTTCCCGAAGGGCACTGTGTTTTTGACATGTACCCAAGCTTGAAGCTATTCGTACATGAGAAGCTATAGGCAGAATGCCGAAGAAGACATCTGGCCCCATGATTGTGGGGCTTTTAAATTTGCCGAGGAGGCGACGCCTCTATGGCGAAACTCACACCAAAGCAGCAGCTGTTCGTACAGGAATACCTGATCGACCTGAACGCCACCGCCGCCGCTGCGCGTGCCAAATATTCAGACCCCAACATTGGCCGCCAACTCATAACGAAACATAACGTCATCACCGCAATCGCGGAAGCTCAGCAAGCCCGCTCCCAGCGCACCGAGATCACCGCCGACATGGTGCTGGATCGCCTCTGGCAAATTGCCACCGCGGATCCGAACGATCTGGTGCAGTACCGTCGCGACAACTGCCGGCACTGCTGGGGCGCCGGCCACCAGTATCAATGGACTGAGGCTGAATTCGAGCAGGCCCAGCGAGAGGCGAAGGAGAAGGGCGAGGAAGCGCCGGGCGAGAAGGGCGGCTTCGGATATGTTCCGACGCGCGATCCCAATCCAGCATGCCCGGAATGCGCAGGCGAAGGTCGCGGCAAGATATTCGTCAGCGACACCCGCCGCGTGAAGGGCTCCGCAAGGCTGCTCTATGCCGGCGTGAAGCAGGGCCGGGATGGTCTGGAGCTGAAGATGCACGACCAGCTGGCCGCGCTGAACAAGGTCGCGGAGCATATCGGTCTGTTCCGTGACGCTGCAGCAATGCGGCGGGCTGAGGAGATGCACAAGGCCGAGCTGGCGGCCAAGCAGGCCGTGACCGACAAGATTCGCCATGACCTGGGCGATGGCGGGGACGAGAAACCGACGCCAGTTCAAATCGTGGTGGAGGTGAAGGATGCCAGAAAGCGCAGCGACGATGCCTAGCCTCAACGTCCCGCAATCCCGATTCCTGGCCATGGATCACAAGTTCCGCGCCTACGTTGCCGGCTTCGGCTCCGGCAAGACCTGGGTAGGCTGCGGCGGTCTGATGCAGCACTTCTGGGAATACCCGCTGATCAACGCCGGGTATTTTGCCCCGACTTACGCCCAGATCCGCGACATCTTCTACCCGACCGTGGAGGAGGTGGCGTTCGACTGGGGCTTGAAGGTCAAAATCAACGAGTCGAACAAGGAAGTCCACGTCTACGAGGGCCGCAAGTACCGCGGCACGACCATCTGCCGCTCAATGGAGAAGCCCGAGACTATCGTCGGATTCAAGATCGGCAAGGCGCTCTGCGATGAGCTGGACGTGATGAAAGCCGAGAAGGCGCGCGCGGCCTGGCGGAAGATCATCGCCCGGATGCGCTACAAGGTGGACAACCTCAAGAACGGTGTGGACGTCACCACGACGCCGGAGGGCTTCAAGTTCGTCTACGAGCAATTCGTGAAGCAGGTCGCCGCCAAGCCGGAGCTGGCAGCGCTGTATGGTTTGATCCAGGCGTCGACCTACGACAACGAGGCCAATCTCCCCGATGACTATATCGACTCGCTATTCCTGACCTATCCGCCGCAGCTGATTGACGCCTACCTGAAAGGGCAGTTCTGCAATCTGGCAAGCGGCAGCGTTTACCCCTGTTTCGACCGCAAGCTGAACCACTCCAACGCCGAGATGCAGCCGTATGAACCGCTGCATGTCGGCATGGACTTCAACGTGCTGAAGATGGCCGCGGTGGTCTATGTGATCCGCGAGGGCAATCCGATTGCAGTTGATGAGTTGGTGGATGTGCGGGACACGCCGGAGATGGCGCGAATGATCGTCGAGCGCTGGAAGTCGAAAAACCACTCGATCACGGTCTATCCCGATGCCAGTGGCCAGAACACGAGTAGCAAGAGCGCCAGTCAGTCCGACATGACCATCCTGCGGCAGGCCGGCTTCACGATCAGCGTCGGCTCCGCCAACCCGGCGGTGAAAGACCGCGTGCTGTCGACGAACGCCATGCTGCTGAATGCGAACGGCGAGCGGCGACTGAAGGTGAACACGCGCCGCTGTCCAAAATTCACCGAAGGGCTGGAGCAGCAGGCCTATGACGCCAACGGCGAACCGGACAAGAAAAGCGGCGTTGACCATGTGAACGACGCCGGGACTTATCCCATCGTCCGCCTCTGGCCTATTGCCAAGCGCACTGCGACGGTGAGCAAACCAACTGGATATTAACCATGCCGATCAACAGCACGCATCCCGATTACGATGCCAACATCGACAAGTGGCAGCGGTGCCGGGACGCCTACGACGGCGAGGACGCGGTCAAGGCCGCAGGCACCAAGTACTTGCCGAAGCTGGGTGGCCAGACGGGCGAGGAGTACGAGGCCTATAAGCTGCGCGCCCTGTATTACGAGGCCATGGGCCGTTCGGTTGACGGCTTTGTAGGTGCCATTGCCAGGAAACCGACGGTCATCGAGCTGCCCGATGGCCTGGCCGCTGTGGGGCAAGATGCTACTGCCGATGGCGTGAACCTGCAGGAGTTCATCAAGAGCGTTTGCAGTGAAAACCTGCTCGCTGGCCGGCTTGGCATCTTGGTGGATCACGACGGCGCCCGCGCATACCTGCGTATCTACCGCGCAGAGAACATCATCAACTGGGGCGCGAACTGGTTGGTGCTGACTGAGTCGGTTTGTATCGCTGATCCGGCCGACCAGTACAAGCAGAAGGAAGTGGTGCAGTGCCGCGAACTGATGCTTGATGGCTCGACGTACAGGGCGCGCATCTGGAGGCAGAAAGCTGACGCCACCGGCCGCGGTGAATGGGAGGTAGCCGAGGAGTCGACACCGGCCAAGCGTGGCGCAGCGCTCAACAGCATCCCGTTTTTCTGGCTGTCTCCGCAGGGCGGTACGCAAGCCATCAGCAAGCCGCCCTTGCTGGGCCTGGCGAACGTCGCGCTGTCGCATTACCGCAGCAGCGCCGACCTTGAGCACGGCCGGCACTTTACGGGGCTGCCGACGCTGTGGGTGTCCGGCCTTGAGGATACCGATCAGCCGATCATGATCGGGTCGGCGACGTTGCTGAAAGTGCCCAACCCACAAGGCCGCGTCGAGTATGCCGAGTTCCATGGCACCGGCCTGGGCAGCTTGGAGAGAGCGCTCGAAAGCAAGGAACACATGATGGCGGTGCTTGGCGCCGCCGTGTTTGCTGACCAGCGCCGCGGCGTAGAGGCAGCCGAGACGGCGCGCATCCGGACTAGTGGCGAGACTTCGCTGCTGATGGGGACGGTAACGGCGACGGAGGGCGTCATCATCGCCGCCCTGCAGTGCGCCGCAGATTGGATGGGAGTTTCCGGCGACATCAAGGTCACAATCAACCGTGATTTTGTGGATACCCAGCTCGGCCCGCAGCAGCTCCAAGGCCTGGTTCAAGCATATCAGGCCGGCTCGATGTCCCTCGACACATTCATCTTCAACATGCAACAGGCCGAGATGCTGCCGCCAGATCGCACCATCGATGACGAGAAGGAGCTGATCCGCGCCGCCGGCGCAATACCACCCATGGTGATGCCAAATGATCGACAGCCTCAGGGATGACATCCTCGACAACCAGATGGATGTCATCCGCTATGAATCCGAGGCGGCACGCGAGCAGCGGGATAGGGTCAAGCAGATCCTCGAGACCATTATCGCCCTGGTCCTGATGCGTAATCCCTGGGCGGTGACGATGCTCTACGCGCGCCAGCGGCGACTTGAAGCGCTGCTTGGTGACATGGGTAGCAAGGTGCGCGAGGCGTACACCGCGATGGTGGATGAGGCGCTGATCGACTCTGGCGATCTGGCCGATATCCAGACGGCCGCCATGGATCAGGCACTTGGCCGGGCGCTGGGCGATCAGCAGGATGACCGGCGCCGGCGCAAGCCGCCGTTTGACGTGGCCGACCTGATGCTTTTCGGCGCGACGCTCAAAACGTGGTACGAGCGCCAGGCTCAGGATTTGCTGTGGCGCGCGCGGCTTGCACTGCAAAACGCCATCGCCAGAAGTATGAGCCTTGATGACGTGATCGCGGCGCTGCGCGGGCTCCAGGTGTCGGCCGAGGCAAACGCAGATGCGCTGATCAGGTCGTTTGTCCAAGAGGTGGCGGCATCCTCGGCGATGGCGGTTTACCGCAGCAACGCCGATACCATCAACGGCCTAGTACAAGTCAGCGTGATGGACAGCAGAACGACAGCCATCTGCCGGCGCTACAACGGCGCCACCTGGGATCTGGACGGCGCGCCAATCCTGGGCAACCAACTGCCTTTCGATGGTGGCACGCCGCGGCACTGGGGCTGCAGGTCCATCATCCTGCCGCTGGTGAATGGCGAGATGCCATCGGATATCACTTTCGAAGATTGGCTCAACAGCAGGCCCGAAGCCCGGCAGCGCGACATCATGCGCGGCCGATACGGCATGTGGCGGCGCGGCGCGCTCACTCCGGCCGATGCGCTGGACCAGCGAGGCAATCCGATTACTCTCGACGAAATGAGGAGCCGATATGGCTAAGTACAGGCTGAAATCAGCCATTGTCGATGCGGTGCAATGGAATGCCGCCGGCGACCACCCGGCTGTGCGCAATCCGCTTGCCCACGAAATCAAGCACGTCTACGCCCTGCGCAATATGGCCGGTCGCGGGCTGCTGCAAACCCACGGCGGCGCCGTGGTGGTGAACCCTGGCGACTTTGTCGTCACCGACGAGCGGGGCGTCTCTGCCATCCCTGCAGCTGTGTTCAGCGCCAGATACGAGCCGGCCGCGTAACAACCCATTGCTTTAATCACAAGCCTCATCCGGTGGATGGGGCTTTTTCTTTTCTGACCTGGGAGGTCAACACATGAGTCTCAAAGCCCGCATCAAATCCCTGTCCGAAGTGCCGGAGGCACTACATGGCTTTTACACCGAGCAGAACGGCGAGTTCGTCTTGTCGGTGGAAGGCATGGTGGGCAAGGACAAGCTGGATGAATTCCGCGACAACAACGTCAATCTGCGGCGCCAGCTGGAAGAGCAGGCTGCCAAGTTCAAGGATATCGACCCGGAGAAGTATCGCGAGCTGACGGAGCAAGCCCAGAAGGTGCGCGACAAGCAGCTGATCGACGCGGGCCAGTTCGAGCAGCTGCTGTCCGAGCGTACGGCCGCCATGAAGGCCGACTTCGACAAGCAGATCAAGGTCGCCGGCGACGAAAAGGCCAAGCTCTCGGGCCAGCTGGAAGGCTTGCTGATCGACAACGCCATCCGCGATGCGGCTACGAAGACCGGCGTGCGTTCGACTGCCGTCGACGACGTACTGCTGCGCGGCCGTGCAATGTTCCGCCTGGTGGAAGGCAAAGCCACTGCCATGAACGGCGATGCTCCGCAGTTCGGCAAGGACGGCTCGCCGCTGGGCATTGCCGAATGGGTCTCCGGCCTGACCGAGTCCGCGCCCCACCTGTTCGAGCCGTCGAGCGGCACCGGCGCGCCGAAGGCCGGCAGCCAGACCATCAACGTTGGCGCCGGCAAAGTGGCCCGAAACGACTCGGCCGGTTTCCTAGCCAACCTCGACGCCATCGCCTCCGGCAAGACCAAGGTCGTTTGACCAATCCACAAACCATCCAAGCCCGCCAATCGGCGGGCTTTTTCTTTTGCGCAAACCGCGCAGATCGAATGCCAGCGGGGCTGGCAGTCCATAACCGCTGGAGTAATCAATGCCGAACAATTTGCAGGGACTCGTCCCGACCATTTTTGCCCAGGGCCTGAAGGCGCTGCGCTCCAACTGCGTGATGCCGTCGCTGGTGAACAGCGACTTCGGCACCGAAGTGAAGGAGAAGGGTGACACCATCCAAGTGCCGGTGCCGTCCATGGTTCCGGTGCAGGACGTCGTGCCGGGCCCGGTGGCGCCCGATCCGCAAGGCATCTCGCCGGGTAAGGTCAGCATTCCGCTGAACAACTGGAAGGAAGCGCCGTTCTACCTGACCGAGAAAGAGCTGGCGCAGATCGTCGATGGCGTCGTGCCGATCCAGTTGTCCGGCGCCATCGAATCGCTGGCCACCACGATCAACGCCTCGATCCTGAACTGCTACAAGGGCGTTTATGGCTTCGTTGGCACGCCGGGCACGACCCCGTTTGCCGCCGACCTGTCCGCCTCGACCCAGGCGCGAAAGGTGCTGGGTATCCAGAAGGCTCCGACGCAAAACCGCCGCATCGTGCTGTCGCCGGATGGCGAAGCGAATGCGCTGGGCCTGCCGCAGTTCACCAACGCCATGGCGGCAGCCGACGATGGCGTGATCCGCGAAGGCATCATCGGTCGCAAGCTAGGCTTCGATTGGGCGATGGATCAGCAGATCCCGACCCACAACGCCGGCTCGATCACCGGCACGGTGACCGTTAGCGGCGCGCAGGCCGTGGCCAATGGCTCGATGGATGGCGGTGCGACCGGCGTTATCACGCTGGCGACCGCTGCAGGCGCAGCCATCAATCTGGTACAGGGCGACATCCTGACTTACGCGGGCGACAAGCAGACCTATGTCGTCTTGGCGCCGGTGTCCGCCGGCGGCTCGTCCACCGTCACGGTGAACACTGCCCCGGCGCTGCGCGTGCCGAAAAACGGCGGCGAGGTCGTGCAAGTGGCCGCGCCCCACGTTGTGAACCTGGCGTTCCATCGCGATGCCTTCGCGTTCGCCTCCCGTCAGCTGGGCAATCAGTCTCTGACTAAGGAAGCGGATGACACCTTCCAGGTGGCTGACCCGGTGTCCGGCCTGACGCTGCGCCTCTCCTATCGCGAAGAGTTCCATCGCACCCGCCTGGCGTTCGATTCGCTGTGGGGCGTTGGCTTGGTCCGCCCTGAACTGGGCGTTCGCATCGCAGGTTAAACAATCGGCGAGGGGAAACCCTCGCCATTTCCACTTCAGGAGAAAGTATGGATCCGCTCGTTATCGGCACCGCGCCGACCTATGACTACTCGCAGTCGACCATTCAGGTCGTCAATACCGACATCGACGCCGGCTTCGTGGTGATCAACAAGGAAGACTTCGATCCGAAGCTGCATAAGCTGTACAGCGAAAAGGCCAAGCCGAAGAAGAAGGCCGATGATGCGGACGGCCAGTCGCAAGGTGGTGACGGCGATGGCGCCCCCGCTTGATACGACTGTCGGCGGCCCGACATCCAATAGCTACTGCGATGTCGTCTATGCGGATGCCTTCTGGCAGACCAGGCTCTACGCAGATGCTTGGACGGGAGCAACAGCAGACCAGAAAGCAGCGGCGCTGGTGATGGCGACTCGGCTACTGGATGAGTTGCCCTGGAAGGGGCAGCGCATCCGAATCGGCCAGTCGCTGCGCTGGCCGCGCGCGGGGATGTTTGACCGCGACGGCATCTACATCCTTCAGAACCAGATGCCGCGAGTGCTGCTGGATTGCACTGCGGAGCTGGCCGGCATGCTGCTGAAGGAAGACCGCACCGAGGACGAGGGCGCGCTCGGGCTGTCCATGGTGCGCATCGGCTCGCTGCAGGTGAATTACCGGCCGGGGCGAATCCAGCGCGAGCTGCCGGACATCATCATGAACAAGATCAGCCACTGGCTGAGCGGGTTCGGCTCGAAACTGGTGAGGTGCTGACATGTCGCTTGGACAGAGAATGGCCAAGATCGCATTCGATCAGATTGAGAGGTATGGCGCGTCAATTACGATAAGTCATGCTGTTGGTTCTGGCCAGTTTGATCCCGTTTCGAGGCGCGCCACCCCTGCCGTAGTTAAGCATTCGGGCAAGGGCGTATCGCAAAAAGTCGGAGCCGGAGAGGTGAACGGCACATCTATTCAGGCCGGAGACCGGCGGCTGATTGTGGCGGCCATGGCCGTGCCATTTGTGCCCGCGCCAAATGACTCAGTAGTGGCAGACGGCGCAATCTGGAATGTCTCCCATGTCGCAACGGAGTCTGCTCAAGGCGTGGCCATTACTCATGAATTGCTGATTCGCAAGTGAGCAACTGCGCAAATGAGCATTTCCTTTCAAGCCCAGGTCCGGGCGATGGTGGACTACCAACGCCTGCGTATGGAGAACGTCGCGAAGGTCGCGATTGTCGAGCTGGTCGACGAGGTGCTGCAGGGTGCGGCGACGCCAATCGACACCGGCCAGTTCATGGCCAACATGCGCGCCAGCCTGAATGCGCCCGACACAACATGGACCATGGACACCGACACGGACGGCGTGCCAACCGCGATGCGGATCCGCGCCGTGGTAGACGAGCTGAAGCTGGGCGACGTGTTCTATCTGACCAACTCAGCGCCGTATGGCCCGATTCTGGAGTACGGGCTGTATCGCCTGCTGAAGGGTTTCGACCGGCAGACGGAGAGGACCGTGAACGGCTACTCAACACAGGCGCCGCAGGGCATGTTCCGCGTGTCGTGCGCTAAGTGGAAGGGCTTCGTCTTCGATGCCATCGACAAAACCATGAATCTGACAGAGGCGGCCAGCTACAACGCGCCCAGCCTCGCCAGCAGGCTCACCAATACTAGCATCGGCCGGTCCGCCTATATCGCCGACTATGGCAGGCTCCATGAACCGCGCATTCTGCAGAACCAGATCAACCGGAGCAACAAATGACCCCATCCGACATGGAGGCGGCGCTGTGCGCGCACCTGGCACAGCTCGTCGCATACCCCATCGCCTGGGAAGACGTGACGTTTGCTCCGGATCTGGCGCAGCCATACCTGCGGGTGGACAACCTGCCGGCGGGAAGCGTTGCCGCCGGCATCGGCGAGAACGCGATGAACCGCGCTGCCGGCATCTTTCAGGTGATGGCGTGCACGCCGACAGGCGAGGGCACCGGCCAGGCCGGGCAGATGGCTGACCAGGTGGAGGCACTGTTTCGACGCGGGCTGGTGCTGCCGGCTGCCGACGGCTTCGTCCGGGTCGACAAGCCGCCCAGCCGCGGTCGAGCGATCCACACCGACACATGGTCATACCTGCCGATCAGCATCAGCTACTACGGCTACTGCAATCCATAACCACACGAGGCCACTATGGCAATCAATATCCCTGCTGGCTCTGGCGTCCGGCTCGCGACCTGCGTTGAAACTGCTCAAGGCGTGCTGCCGGCGAGCCCGGCGTTCAAGGTGAAGCGAATCACCAGCCTGAAGCCTCAGTTCCAGCGCGATGCCCTGAAAAGCGACGAGCTGAACGTGTCGCGTCAGGTGCTGTCCATGCGCCTGGGCATGTACAAGGCGAACTACCAATTCGATGGCAACTTGCTGTTGGGCGGCTGGGACGATGAGCTGGCCTGCGCGATGGACAACTCCTGGGTGAGCGGGCCGACGTTCTCCGGATCGGCAGCGATTGCCGGCGCCGCCAGCACGGTTACCCGCTCGGCCGGATCCTGGATCGCCGACGGCTTCATGGCCGGCGTGTGGGTGAAGCTGGCAGGTTTCACCGCCACGGCCAATAACGCGGCCATCGCACAGATCAACGCGGTGACGGCCCAAGTGCTGACGCTTACCGTTATCTCTCCGGCCGGCGGTGCCCTGGTCGATGAGGCAGCTGCGGCAGGCCGGTCGGTTACGGTGATTGGCAAATACCTGACCGTCGGCCAGGCGGCCACCTTGCCGGGGTCGTTGTCCATCGAACACTACATTCCCGGCAACGGCGTTTACGAGCTGTACTCCGGCATGTGCGTCGACAAGATGACCATCTCGGCCAAGCCGAACGAGATGGTGAAGATTTCGTTCGACTTCGTCGGCCTGAATTCGGTGCAGGGCACGGTCGCCAATGGCACCACTTATCCGGCCGCGCCAACCAATGCGCCGATGGACGCGTTCAGCGCGCCGCTGTACATCGGTGGCCAGGCGGTAGGTAACATCACCAGCATGACTCTGAATCTGCAGAATGGGCGAAAGGCTGCCGACGGCGTGCTCGGATCGAAGGTGGCGCCGGCCATCATCGAGGGCACCAACGAAGTGACGCTCGACATCACCGCCTACTTCAGCGACCAGTCGCTGGTCCAGGCCTTCCGTAATGAGACCAATGTCGCGATCGACCTGCCGTTCTTCGATGTCAACGGCGTGGATTTCATCAAGTTGCGCATGGGCAACGTGAAAATCCTGTCTGCCGACGAAGATATCAAGCTGAACGCCGGCGTGCTGCTGAACATCAAAGCCCAGGCGCTGGCCGACCCCGGCACGGCTGCGCAGACCGGCACGCAGTACGGGACGAACCTGCTGATCCAGCGGAGCAACCCCGCCTGATGTAGAATGGTGGCATGGGAATCTTCCTTGCCATCACCTCATTCTTGCTGATCCTGCTGCTGGCGCGCCCGCGCGTGCGACAGGTCGGCTATACCCCGCCAGATGCAGTGATTCCGCTGCATCGCGGCGAGGACACGCCGGAGCGCGTGGCGCAGTCGCACATGATCGCCATCACCGAGCATATCCAGCATGCCCAGGCCAATGTCGGAGCGGTCCGCCGCTATCACGCCGAGGAGGCGCAGCGGATCCTGGAGTCTCTACATCACGAGGCGCAGTTTCTTCCCTTCACGGTGACTGGCCTGATTGAGGCGCAGGCGGCGATCAGCCGGCTATTGCGATAAGCCGCAAAAAAACACAGCACAACCCCGCTACGGCGGGGTTATTTCATTTTGGAGCCCTTGCATGGACCTTTCCTCCCCGAGCCTGGCCGATCTGGCCGATGTCGCTCAACCCCTGAAGATCCTCGACCCCCTGACGCTGCGGCCGAATGGCTTGGTGCTGGACATTGTCGGCCGCGAGTCGGCGCGCGTGCGTCACCACGACCGCCAGATCGAGGCGGAGCTGTTCCAGCGCGCCGCCGCTGCCTTCAAAGAGGGGCGCGAGAATCTGCCGCTGACCGATGCCGAGAAGGACGAGCTTGAAGCCCGGCGCGCTGCGGCTGTAGTCGTAGGGCTCACCGGCCTGACCGACAACGGCCAGCCGGTGGCATACAGCCCCGAGGTTGTGCTGCAGCTGATGCGCCGCCACGCCTGGATACAGCGCCAAGTGCAGCGCGCTCATCTGGACGACGAGAGTTTTTTCGGGAGCAAGCCCGGCGACTCCTCGACTGGGCAAAGCACTACTTCCGACTCCACCGACCCGGTGCCGACGGCGTAGCGCCAGCGCAGCACCTGCAAGCCATCTGGAAGGCCACCGGCATCCGGCCGGCTGATCTGGATCCGCCTTGCGCATTTCCTGAGCTGCTTTCCGGCGCCTGGCGCTGGTTCGGTGAGCTCTCAGTCCGTCGCGGGCAGTCTGAGTTTGGCCCTCTGCCCATCAGCTGGGCTGACATGGCGGCATGGAATGCCATGACGCAGGCGAACCCGTCGCCGCGCGAAGTGGAGCTGATCATACAGCTGGACGGAGTGTATTTCGAATCGAGGAGCAGCAATGGCTGACAACGCGGAACTGGGATTCTCGGTCGATACCAGCCAGCTGGATGAGGCGACCAAGGCGCTGGACCGAGTGACGGATGCGGCCGGCCGCACGGAGCAGGCAACGATTTCCGCCGGAGGCGCCGGACGGAAGATGGCGCACGACTACGTGCCGGGCGTGGACGCAACCGTCGACGCCATACAGCGCAGCGAGCGCGCGGCCAATGCCTACATCCAGTCGCTGCAGAAGCAGCTGGACATGCTGGGCAAGAACAAGGCAGAGCAGGCGGCGCTACAGGCTCAATACAGCGGCTTCAGCCAGCAGATCCAGCAGCAGGCCTACGACATCGGCAAGAAGATCGATGCCTGGCACCGGGAGGAGGAGGCCGCCAAGGCCGCCGCGAAGGCGGAGGAGCTTGCCGGCCGTACCGCAGCGGTGTCGGCTGAGGGATTCAAAGCCCTGACGTTTGCCAATGCGGGTTCGACCCGTGAGCTGATTGTTCTGGCTCACGAGGCCATGACCGGCAACTTCAGCCGGATGCCGGGATCGTTCATGGTGCTGATGGAGCGTGCCGGCGGCCTGCATGAGATGCTGGGTGCCCTGGTCTCTCCGTTCGGCCTGCTGGCCACTGCCGGTGCCGCCGCCGTGGGTGCCGTGGCCGTTGCCTTCTATCAGGGTACTCAAGAGACCAAAGCATTCAACAACGCCATAGCGTTGACCGGCAACTATGTCGGAATGACCTCGTCGTCGTTTGAGGCCATGGCCCAGAGGTTGGCTGACGCCAACCACGTCAGCGCCGGGTCGATGCGCGAGCTGATGGATCAGATGATCCAAACCGGCCAGGTGAGCGGCAAGCAGATTGAGCTGATCACCGATGCGGCGCAGCGCTATGCCAAGTTGACCGGCGGCGATGCTGCGGATGCTGCGACCAAGTTTGCCAAGGCTTTGAGCGATCCGTCCAAGAGCGCTGTCGAGCTCAACAATCAGATGCATTTCCTGACGCTGGCTCAGTATGAGCAGATTGAGGCGATGCAGAAGGCGGGAGATATTCAGGGGGCGCAACTGGCGCTGTCCAAGGCGTTGGATGATCATCTTCAATCTGCCTCACTGCCAAATCTAGGGTATCTGGCGATGGCCTGGGAAGGCGTCGCCATGGGGGTACGCAAGGCCTGGGATGCAATGAAGGGGTGGGGGCGTGATAGCTCGGTTGCGGAGCAGATCGCAGCCAACAACGCTGAAATAGCCAGCCTGATGGCGGCCTCGACAGGTTCAGGATATGGGGCAGGCAACAAGGCCCGCGCCGATGCTTTGCGAGCAGAGAACGCCAATTTGCAAGCACGGCTGGTCAGGGACACTGAGGTGGCGCAGGCGAAAGGACAAGCCGCCCAGATCAATCAAGAGGGTATTGCAGCTCGAGCTCGGTATAAGCTATTCCTAAAAGAATTTGCCAGCCCGGCAGAGAAGCGGCAGATGGAAATCGCAGAAAAGATGCGCGACTTCGACGCGATGATCATGGCCGGTGACCAGATTACGCCCAAGATGCGCGATGACGCTATCGCAGCGATCAACGAGAAGTACAAGGACAAAAAGCCTCCGCATGCCAAGATCGACCATGCCGCCCGCCAGACAGATCAAGAGATGGCGCGCGCGCAGGCGATGCTGGCAGAGGCGAGAGCACAGATCGGCATGCTGGCCGACGGCGACGACAGCCGGCTGGCGAAGCTGACTGCGGCGGAGAAGCGGATCATCGAGCTGCGCACCCAGCTGCAGATGCCGCAGCAGTTCCGCGTGGGCCAGATGAGCGACGGCCAAATCAAGAGCGCGATTGCCGAGTATCAGCAGGCGATCCCGCTGCAGCGCAAGTTCATGGAGGATCGGCTGGCCGTTCACAACCAGGAGATGGCGAGCAAGTCCGCGCTGGATACTGGCAACAAGTGGCGCGGCGCCACCGCTCAGCAGCTGGCACAACTGCAGCAAGAGCATGATCTGGTCGGCGCATCGACGCAGGCGCGCAAGCTCTACGCGGCCCAATTGAAGATCGAGCAGGATCTGCGGGCTGCAATCTCCTCCGCGGCCAACAAGGTCAATCTGACGGATCAGGAGTTCATCGCTCAATACCCGCAGGTTGTCGAGCAGCTGCGCCAAGGGGCAAAGGTCCGGCTGGAGCAGGAAATCCCTGCTATTCAGCAGGAAATCGAGCTTCAGCAGCAGTGGTCCACAGGCTGGGCCGATGCATGGGCCAAGTACCAGGACGCCGCCAATAACAACGCAAACGCTGCCAGCGGCGTTTTCAATTCCATGACGCACAGTATGGAGTCGACGCTGACCAAGTTCTTCGAAACCGGCAAATTGGGCTGGAAGAGCTTCGCCGCGGCGATCCTTCAGGAAATTGAGAAGATCGCGGTAGCGAAGGCTGCGGCCGGCATGCTGACCCAGGCTGCCGGCTTTGTGTCGGGCGTGATGCCGACGCAATCTGCCGCTCCTGTTGAGGCAGGTACGCCATCTTGGACCGCTCAGGCCGACGGCGGGGCATGGTCGCGAGGTGTGCAGTTCTATGCGAATGGCGGCGTGTTCGACCGGCCGACTGGGTTTGCTCACGCAGGAGGTCTGGGCGTGCTGGGTGAGGCCGGGCCGGAGGCGGTGATGCCGTTGACGCGCGGTGCCGATGGCCGGTTGGGCGTGCGAGCGTCCGGCGGTTCGGGGGGCGGCGACGTGATGATCAACCAGACGGTGATCTATCAGGACGCCGGTGGCAAGCAGACGCAGGGCGATGCGCAGGGTAGCGCGATGATGGCGGGAATGGCCGAGGCGGTGAAGGCCTTGGTGAAGCAGGGCATTGCCGCAGAGTTGCGGCAGGGCGGCATGTTGTACAAGGCGAGGAGCGCATAGTGGCAGACACCTTTACCTGGACGCCCTCGGTGAATATGGAGACCGAAACCGCTCCGGCGGTAACGGTTTCCAAGTTTGGCGACGGTTACAGCCAGCGGGCGCCGGCCGGGATCAATAATCTGGCCGACACCTTCACGCTGGCCTTCAATAACCGTTCTCCCGCCGAGATTGCTGCGATTGATGCGTTCCTGACAAAGCAGCGTGGCGTGTCCTGGTTCTGGTTTACGGGGGCGGATGGCAACAAGGTCAAAGTGATTTGCCAGAAGCCTTGGAAGCGAACTGATCCAGTGTCGGGAGTGGTAAGTCTCACTTGTATTTTTGATCAAGTATTTGATGCAACTTAGATAGATATGGTGTTGAAATTAAAGATACCAATAAAGATGATGTGGGAATTTTGACGAGTAGGTAGTACTCCTAATAATATTTTTGAAAATAAGGAGCTAAATAGGAAAAGTAGATCGGTTGGATGGATGATATGAAAGTGGCTAAATTGGCTTTCTTGGGTGTTGTGCTTGTGGTGGAGTCTGGCTGTGTTGTGTTTTCTCCGCAGTGGCCATGGCAAGATGCTAAAAATTACCCTTGTTCGAAGATCAGTACAGAACCCTGTACTCCTGAAGATGCGATTTCTACTTATATTAAGGCAACTACATTCTGTCGACAGGTTTTGAATTACTATGAATCTGGCGGTGAACTTGATGATGGTTCTAAGCTTTTAGTCGGGTCGGTTGGGGCGCTTTCTGGCTCGGTACTGTCGGTGGTTGCAAAGGGAACTGCTGCAAAAGGCTGGTCTGGGATGTCTGGGGCGGCGAATGGCATTCAGGCTACAATGGATAAAACTTTTTCAAGCATTGTGTCTTACAAGAAAATGGATGCGGTTAATCAGTCGTATGCACATGATGTTTCGGTTATTTTTAATGAAAGCGGTAGTGATAACCCTGTTTCAAATAACAAAATAGTTTTCGGATCGATAATGATGGCAGCAGACTGTGCAATGGGTTCTTCCAAAGTTGATGCTGCCTTCCTTCAACAGATTGCTGATTTTCCTATAAGCACCCCCAAGCCAAATAAAGGGGTTGATCCAAAAAAACAGACTGATGCATCTGCATCTGCTCCGGCATCAGCGTCTGCGAGTAAATAACCTAGAGTTTTAATATGCAAATCCAGCAAGATGTCCAAGGCTTCATCCTTGATGCAAGGGTGGAGCTTTTTCAATTGGCCCCGCCACCCGGCACGCCATACCCGGTGCAGTACTTCACGCCGGCCGGAACCGATGCCAATACCAATGCGATCAGCTTCATGGGCCAGCAGTATCAGCCCTGGGCAATCCAGGCAGAGGGATTCGAGAAAACAGTGCAGGGCAGTGCGCCGCGGCCGACGCTGTCCATCGCCAATGCGGTGATGGGCGCTAATGGCCCCATCTATGGCATCTTTACCCAGTTGGTCCGCCAGTTCCGAGGCTTGGCCGGCTGGCGGGTGACGCGCATGGTGACCTACGCCAAGTATTTGGATGGCGGCGCGCTGGCCGGCGCTCCAGAGTTCCACCAGCAGGAAATCTGGTTTGTGAACCGGCGGACCCAGGATGACGGCACGGTTCTGCAGTTTGAGCTGGTGAGCGCGCTGGACCTTGAAGGCAAGACAGTGCCAAACACCATGGCCAGCGTCTATTGCCCGGCCCAGACGCAGTACCGGAGCGCGGCGTGCGGCTACGCCGGCGCTGCCATGTTCGACGTCGATGGCATGCCTACGAACGATCCCAGCAAAGATGCTTGCGGGAAGCACTTCAGCGACTGTCAGCGCCGGGGGAATCAGACCAACTATCCCGGATTGCTGGGGCTGCGGCGCTACGGTTAAGCGATCCCAATCCAATAAACAACCCGCTTCGGCGGGTTTCTTCATTTCTGGGGCCCTGATGATCAACGAAATGCTGCACCTGGCGGAGCTGGCGCACCCGCAGGAAGCGTGCGGGGTGTTGCTGGACTCCGGCCGTGTCTACCCGTGCAGAAACATTGCCGGCGATCCCCGCGCGCAATTCGAGCTCGATCCGGTGGACTATGCCGCCGCCGAGCAGCTGGGCCGGGTCGTTGGCATCTGGCACAGCCACCCGGACGACACGGCCGACCCGAGCATGGTGGATCGTGTGATGTGCGAGCGAACCGGGCTGCCCTGGCACATCGTCAGCTGGCCGAATGGCGAGCACACGCTGACCGAGCCAGGCGGCTGGCAGGCGCCCTACGAAGGGCGCCCGTTCTGCTGGGGAATGTTCGACTGCTTCAGCCTGGCGCAGGACTGGCATCGGCGCGAGACGGGCATTCAGTTGTCACGGGCGCAGGTGGCGGAAGAGTTCTGGCTGAAGGGTGACAGCCCGTTCCCGGCCTGGCTGGCCAGCGCGCCAGTGGATGTCGTGGAGGGAGAGCCCGTGCGCGGTGACCTGATATTCATGATGTGCGAGGCCAACGTGGTCAACCATGTAGCCGTCTACCTCGGCGATAGCCGAATTCTGCATCAGCTCTACCATCAGCCCAGCCAGGTCGGCATCTATGGCGGCTGGTGGCGGCGCTGCACCGTAACCGTTGTGAGGCCACGCCATGAGTGAAAAACGTACCGTCCGCCTCGGCGGCGAGCTGGGCGAGAAGTTCGTGAAGCAGGTCGCCGCCTACGTGGATAGCGTCGGTGAGGCCGTCCGGATGCTGGACGCGAACTGGCCAGGATTCATCCAGCACCTGCGCGACAGCGATCCGGAAAAAGTGGGATACCGGGTGACCGTGGCTGACCGGGATGTCGTTGAAGAAGATGAACTGGTGCTGGTGAGCAAGGGTGACATCCTCATCATGCCGGTAATCGGCGGAGCCAGTGCAGGGTTGCGGGTGTTTGCCGGCGCCGTCATCGCTGTTGTCGGGGCATACTTTGGCCAGCCTTGGGCGGTTCAGCTGGGTGTAGGGATGATGATTGGCGGGGCCGTTGAGTTATTGACGCCGATACCGAAGCAGCCCGACTGGCAGGCCAAGGACGGCAAGCCGAACTACTGGTTCAACGGCGCGCAGCAGACCAGCGCGCAGGGCCTGCCCATTCCGATTGGAACCGGCACCATGCTGATTGCCGGCACGGTGATCTCCGCCGGCGTCAGCGTCGAGGACATCGGCACCGGGGCGCTGCCCAGCAATTCCCCTGTACTCATATAGCCCGCCACGCGCGGGCATTTCTGTTTTGGAGCATGAATGTCCGACGATGCAATCTTTGGCGCCAAGGGCGGAGGCGGCAGCCAGCACACCCCGGTAGAGTCGCCCGATACTGCGCAGTCGATCAGCTACGGCCGCATGATGGTCCTGCTGAGCCATGGTGAGACGGGCGGGCCGGCGGACGCGGCCAACCCACTGAAGAGCATCTATCTGGATGATACGCCGATCCAAAACCAGGACGGCTCGTTCAACTTCCAGAACATGCAGGTCTCCTACCGCAATGGTACGCAGACGCAGCCGGCCATTCAGGGGTTTCCTGCGGTTGAAACAGAGATTGGCGTCGGGCTGGAGGTGAAGGCTGCGAACCCGATCACCCAAACCGTGGCGGATGTGAACGCCACCGCCATCCGGGTGACGGTTTCGTTGCCGGCCGGCCTCCGATCGACGGATCAGAAAACTGGAGATACCGCTGGCGCGTCGGTGCAATATGCGATTGATCTGGCACCAGCGAATGGGGCCTTCGCTCAGGCGGCCATTGTCACCATCTCCGACAAGACCGCGGCCAATTATCAGCGTAGCACTCGGCTGCAGCTGACCGGCGCCGGGCCTTGGCTGGTTCGGGTCCGCCGCATCACGCCCGACAGCACGACGCAGTACCTGGCCGACCAGACCGTCTTCACCTCCTTTACCAGCATCATCGATGCGCAGCTACGCTATCCGAACCTGACTGTGCTTGCCCTCAAGTTCGACTCGCGCCAATTTTCTCGGATGCCGACGGTGTCGGCGCTGTGGCAGCAGCTGAAGTGCCAGGTTCCCAGCAACTATGACCCGGTGGCGCGCACGTACACCGGCCCATGGGATGGTAACTTCAAGCCGGCGGTGACCAGCAATCCGGTATGGTTCTTGTGGACCTACTGCACGGACAACCGCTTCGGCATCAACATTCCGGCCGCCAACATGGACCGGTGGGGGATGTACGCCATTGCGCAGTGGTGCGACCAGCCCGTCCCGGATGGGTACGGCGGCACCGAGCCGCGCTTCCAGTTCCACAACTTCCAGCAGGACACGCAAGACGCCTGGAAGGTCGTGTCCGACATCGTGTCTTCCTTCTGTGGCCAGGCATACTGGTCGGCCGGCGGTATTCGGATTGTCGCAGACATGCCCGGCAAGCAGCCGGTCAAGCACTTCAACGCCACCAATGTCATTGAAGGCAAATTCACCTATTCGTCTACTCCGAAGAATGGCCGCTTTACCGCGGCGTCGGTAGCCTGGACGGATCCGGGTGACCGCTACCGGCGCGCAGTTGAGTATGTCGAGCATGGCCAGGGTTTGCTGGCTTATGGGCTGCAGCAGACCGCGGCGGTAGCGATGGGGGCGGTGACGCGAGGCCAGGCGCGCCGCTGCGGCCGGTACATTTTGGAGACGGCGCAGCGCAGCACCGAAATGGTGGTGTTCAAGGCGGCTGCCTATGGTGCGGATCTCCAGCCGGGTGACCTGTTTGCAACGTCTGACTTCCACGTGACCGGCGCGCGGATGGGCGGCAGGGTGGGGTCGGTCGCCGGCACGGTTGTCAAGCTGGATGCACCGGTTACGCTTCAATCCGGCGTGACCTACACGCTGGAGGTGACCGGACCTGACGGCGTGCCGGTTCGCCGCGGCGTTGTCGCGTCGCCTGGCACAACTGACACCCTCAATATCGTTTCGCAGTATCCAGCCCAGCCGGTCGCCGGCGCGACCTGGGTGCTGATCGCTACCAACCTGCAGCCGGACTTGTGGACCTGCGTGTCCATCAAGTCGGTAGACAACGGCGAGTTCGAAATCTCAGGCCTGCAGTACGACCCGAACAAGTGGGCCGCGATTGAGACAGGGCTGAGGTTTGACCCGGCGCCCACCAGCAACCTGCCAGATCCAGGTGTGATGCCGGCGGTTCTAGCAGTTCAGTTGCAGGAGCAGCCCTACCTGGCGCCGGACGGTAGTCGGAAGGTGAAGTTGCTAGTGGACTGGCCGGCGGTCGTGCATCCCTACCTGCGTGGCTATCGGGTGACCTATCGGCAGAACGGCGGAAACTGGATTGCGCTGCCGGACCAGGTGAGTAATCACGCCGAAATCATGGATGTCGTGCCTGGCAGTTACGACGTACGGGTGTCCTCGGTGTCGGTGACTGGGGTGGTCAGCATCCCAGTGACAGGCAACCAACAGACGCAGGGGCAGGTGACACCGCCTTCGGCACCTACGCTCTCGGCGGCAGGCGGAGCGATGAAGGTAGATTTGACCTGGATGTATCCTGCCGGCCGGCCCGATATCAAGCGGGCAGAGCTGTTCTACAGCACCACGGCAGCCGATCCGAACCCTGGCAAACTGGCGGATGTCAGTTATCCGACTACGGCTTTTACCTTCCAGGGTGCTCAACTGGGCGTGACGTACTTCTTCTGGCTGCGGATCTACGACACCTGGGGGAATGTCTCGTCGTTTGCCACAGCCCAAGCCCAGACGATGAAAGATCCCACGCTGCTGCTCCAGCAGTTGCAGGGCGGTGTCGACTACAGCTTGTTGGCGCCGGATCTGGCCGGCAGCATCACCAGCAACGACAACGTGGCTAACGCGCTGTTGCAAGCGCTGCTGCAGGTTGACACGTCCTGGTCGCAAGCGCGTGGCGCGCGCGTGATCAGCGGCCAGGCTACGGCCGCCATCGTGAACGAGCAGAAAATCCGCGCCGACCAGAATGCCTCGATGGCGTCGAATATCTCGGCACTCCAGGCATCCGTCGCCGGCAATGCTGCGGCGATCACGAGCGAATGGATGGCGCGCGTCACCGCCGATAGTGCTGTGGCCAGCCAAATCTCTCAGATGCAGACGACGCTCATTGGCAACAGCGCGACCATTACCCAGCAGGCCCAGAGCATTAACGGTCTTCTTGGGCAGTGGGCGGTGCAGGTCCAGCTTGACGCGAATGGCCAAAATCCTCGCGTGGCCGGCATTCAGTTGAGCAATGGGCAGGGGGGGTCATCGTTTGCGGTCCTCGCAGACAAGTTCCAGGTCGCGTTTCCGGATGGCTCCAACCCGCGGGCGGCTTTCACGGTTGGCCGAATCAACGGGCAGACTGCCGTCGGAGTTGACGGATCCATGATTGTTGATGGCTCGATCAGCGGCCGAAATGCAATCGTTTCCGGCTCTATCGATGCGGGGCAGATCAACACGCGAGGGCTGACCATTTGCGATGCGGCTGGCAATGTGGTGGTCGACATGACCGGGATGGGCGCTGCCTATATCAAGGGGCAGCTGACTGTCGGCCAGATTGACACCCGGGGCATGACGATCAGGGATGCCGTGGGGAATATCGTCGTTAGCATGAACGGGATCGACGGCTCTTTCATCCGCAACCTGATGGTGGACACCTTGCAGATCAAGGGGGAAGCGGTCAGCAAGAACGACACCCGCAGCATCACGGTCAGCGGCTGGACCAATGCCTTCGACTACTCGTTCCAGTTCAACTGCAGCGATTCCGGCACACTGCTGGCGTTTGCGGATTCTCCATTCACGACGCCGATACCTACGCTATACGGTCGCGGACGCTCGGCGCCCATCAATGGCAGTGCGGTGCTGGTGCTGAATGTTAATGCAGGTGAGGTGGTGACGATTGGTGTTTCCTCGCCTGCGATCAATGTGAGCGGCATGATTCGCTATGGCTGCGTGTTGTTCAGGAGGTAGCAGATGCCCATCGATATCATCGAATACGACGACGCCGGCCGCATCCTGCAGGTCGGCACCAGCCGGCCGGAGAATATCCAGCTGGACGTGGCCGCCGGCAAGCGCATCTTGGTCGGCGCGGCAGACCCATTGACGCAGTACGTGCGGGACGGTGCGGTCGCGCCGCGCCCGCTGGCCGGCGCGGTGCTGGACGGCATGACGCTGCGGCAGTTGCCGGCGCCGTGCCAGCTGATACTCGACGGCACGCCGTACCCGTGCCCGGATGAGGTGTGCGAGTTGTCGTTCGCGCATCCCGGGCGCCACCAAATCGTGGTCGATGCCTTCCCAATGCAAACCGCTGTTTTTGAGGTGACGACATGATGAAGATCCACCACGCTGGCGACCACGCCGCGGCGCGCCGCCAGCAGTACCCGGACATTGGCGATCAGCTGGACGCGCTGTGGCGCATGGTGGCCGACGCGCCGCCCGACCAGTTGCCGCCGCAAACGAAGGCGATGCTGGCGGAGATCCAGGCCGTCAAGCAAACCTACCCGAAGCCCCGCGATGACAGCGGGGCTTCTCCTTTGGAGGTGTGATGTCCGCATCAAACCCAACTCCCGCAGACCTTGCGGCATCGCTAGCCCAGTTGCTCCAGAAGTACAACGTCACGATGGACCAGTTCAATGCCTGGCTGACCAGTGCCGGCATGGTGACGCTGACCGACGCCGCCGGCGGAACTCACACGGTGCCCAGCGCCGCCAATGTGCTGCGCGCTGACGGCTCCAATGCCAGCGGCACCTGGCCCATCTCGGTGTCGGGCAATGCGGGCTCGGTCAGCAGCGTGACTGCTGCCCAGGTGGCCGCTGGTCTCGGCTATCAACCGGTGCGACAGGACAGCATTCCAGACACAAAAGGAGCGATGTCCTATGTCCAGCTTGGCACATTCACTTGCGGCCAGAATGGCGCCAAGCTGGCTTTGTCGGTTGTTTTTGGCAATGGATACAACGCAGCCAACAGCCAGCTGGGCATGGCGACTCTGATCTTCAGCACGAGCAATGGCGGTGCCCAGCAGCCAGGCTCTGCCGGCCCATTTTTTGGTGCCGCGACGGCCATGGTTTTCGGCAACAGCGGCTGCACGTTTCTGATCGCGCAGAACAGCCCTACGTCGTACACGGTATTTGTCCAGCTCCAGGCTTGGGCCGGCGCTGGCGGCTGCAGCGCGTTTGGGGATGCCTCGAATGGAGGCTGGGTGGCAAGCGTGGTGAATACCGGCAGCAAATTGCCCGCTGGCAACCTCCTGACGGTACAGCCGCAAGGCATTTTGACGGTCAGCAGTTTCAACACGACGCCAACTCCTGCTCCAGCCTACACCCGGGCAACTGCGCCGGCGGCGGCGGCCTACGCTGGCGCATTGGTTTACATCACAGACGCCACTGGCGGCGCTGCGCTGGCATGGTCAAACGGCAATGCCTGGATCAGCGTCAGAACCGGCAACCCTGTCTGAGGACACCATGAATCAATATCCCTATGAAATCCTTATTCGGCTCTCTGCCGCTGGCATTGTCGGCGCATCGGTACGATTCGCGGCAGATCAGCCCAACCCCCTGAGCCAGCAGCTGCAGACCTACATCAGCGATCCCCAGTCTCTTGGTGTGGCGGATGGTCAGAGCGGCCTGAAGCTGGCGGATGTGCTCGGGCAGGTGGCTACCGTGGCGCTGTCGCAAAATCAGGCATTGCAGCTGCAATTGGCAGACGTGCAAAACAGGCTGGCGGCATTGCCGGAGGGGGCGAAGTGATCTGGATCGCGCTTTTCATTCTGCTGCAGCTGGCCGACATCGCCAGCACCAACTACGCGCTGGTCCGCCTGAATGGGAGGGAGCTGAATCCGTTCGTCAGGCGCCTGATGGCACGCGTTGGCATCCTGCCAGCATTGGTGGCGAGCAAGGCATTTCTGTTCTTTGCCTGCTACCTGCTCGCGCCACCGCCACTGGCCTACCAACTGCTATGCGCGTTCTACGTGTTCATTCTGTTCCGCAATCTGCGGGCAGTTAAACAGGGCCGGGATTCCCGGCCCTAATCATTCCTGGAGACACCATGCTGAAAAAACTGCACGACTATCGCATCTACCTGCTGATCCTTCCGGCCGCGCTGGCGCTGTTCTGGATTGACTCCGTTGTTGCCCAAACCTGGCTGCAGCTGGGTTTGGCGTTGCCGGTGCTGGTGGGCGTGGCGCTGCTGCTACGCAAAGCGCTGTTCCATGCTGACATGTCGGAGGCCGCCGACATTGCTCTGCACGCGCCTACTGGTGCTGCTCTGGTGGTGCTGGCCGACCGTTTGTTCATGGCTGCGGTGGTGATTGGTGGTGTGTTGTGGCTGCGGGGCTGAGCGCCGGCGCGCTGGCCCTGTTGCCGCTGCTGAACACCGCTGTGACTCAGCACTGGCCCGACATGCCGTCCCGCTCTGTGCTGGCGGCTCAGGTTGAGCAAGAAAGCGGCTGGCGTGTCAACGCAAAGCTGCAGACGTCGCGCGAGCTGGGCGCCGGCCTGGGGCAGTTCACCAAGGCGTACAAGGCAGATGGCTCGGTTCGCTTCGATGCGATTCGAGAGATGGTGGTTGCGCATCCAGAGCTCCGAGGCTGGAGCTGGGCAAACGCTTATGATCCGCGCTATCAACTGCCGGCCATCGTGCTGAAGAACCGTGGCAATTACCAGCTGATCCGCTGGGCAGCTTCCGACGCTGACCGGCTGGCCATGATGGACGCGGCCTACAACTCCGGCCTCGGAGGGGTGATCCAGCGCCGGCGGAAGTGCGCCAATACTTCCGGCTGTCAGCCTGGCGTCTGGTTCGGCAATCTTGAACGCAGCAGCGCGCAGTCGAAGGCTCGGCATGCCGGCTACGGGCAATCGTTTGCAGATATCACCAATACGCACGTCAGGAACGTGATGGTCGTGCGGAGGGGCAAGTATCGCGCTTACTTTGGGGAGTAGGGGATGGGTGATGAAGTTGTGCTGCCGCGGGAAGAGTTCCGGGCACTGCTGGAGGCGGCGGCCAAGGCCGGCGCGCGCCAGGCTCTGGACGAGGCCGGAGTGGCTGATGCAGTGAAGCTGGCCAAGAGAGTGGATGGTGTGGCGGATGCTGTGCTGAAGGCATTGGCCGGCGGCATTGTGATTGGCCTGCTGGGCGCGATCTGGGCCGGCATCGTAGTTCTGGCCAAGGCAAAAGGAGGGTGAACATGTGGAGGGAGATCGTGCTGGCCGCCGCCGTGGCGGCCTTGGCTTTTCTGGGGTGGGAGATGCGGGCTGTGCTGGCCCAGCGTGACGCTGCGGTGGTGCGCGCCAGCCAGGCCCAGCAGCAGGCAGTGGCCACCCAAGCCGCCCGGATGCACGAGCGCCAGGTGGCAGCAGATGACGCGGCCACGGCGGCCGCCTACGAAAAGGATTTGGAAGATGGGAAACTTGAATTGCAAGCCGCTCTGGCTCGCCATGCTGCTGCTCTCCGGCTGCACCAGCAACAGCCCGCCGCCGGGCGCGGCGATCTGCCCGCAGCTGCCGCCAGCGCCGGCCAGCGTGATGGTGCCGCGCCAGCCGACTTTTCTGCAGCGCATGGAGACGATGCTCTCCGGCTCGCCGCCGAGGCAGACGACGTCGTCCGGCAACTCAGCGCCTGCCAAGCCCTGATCCGGTCGGACAGGCAGTAATCCGGCCTGGCGGCATGTCGAAGGCATGCTGCTGGGCGTTATTTATTTTCTATTTCACCATCAATATAACGATCAATAAACTTTCTTGAGATTGATTGCACTTCTACAATGTAATTCATAAGTCCAGCACCGTTTGGGATGGATATTTTGGCAGAAAGTATTATTTCATCAATGTTTTTATTGATTTTTGAAATGGTAATGACAGCAAATCTACCTGTAACGGTATTGCAATTATTGCAATCGCATATAATTTTATAGCCACGATACTCTTCTATTAAAATGCCTGGATCAGTTTGGGTCATTCCTTTTCCTTTCTCCATTTCTAATTTGACTATGTGATTTTTCTGAATTTTTCTCTATTTCAGTTGTATAGGCAGTAACACTGCCAGTAGTCAAGACACCCCGGAAAAGCAGCCGTATACCAAAACCTTTCTTATATGGCAGTTATCATCAGAATAGTTGACAAAATAAAATTATGCTGCAGCGGCCATCTGTAGCCCCCCCTTTGCGAGTCCGAGTTAAGCGACTATGCTTTGCGCATGTGCGTAAATTTCATTCCACCCACGGCGCAGCAGATCCGCCAGCATTTTGGCTATGAGGTCGACGATGGCCTCTGGAAGCCTGAGTGCTGGCAGGACTATGCAGCGCCGATCATCACCCGTGACGGGCTGAAGCTGGCGACCTATGGCTTCGTGCCAAAGCGCCATCTGCCGCCTGGCGTTCGCTTCACAACCATGAACGCGCGCGCTGAGACCATCGGGGAGAAGCCGACTTACAAGGCAGCTTGGCGCAAGTGCCAGCTCTGCCTCGTGCCGATGCAAGCCTTCTTCGAACCCTGCTACGAGTCAGGAAAGGCAGTGCGGACGCGGATCGGACTGGCCGACGGCCAGCCCTTCGCCGTGGCGGGCATGTGGCGCGAGTGGCAAGAGCCAGAGGGGGCGGTTAGCTACGCTTTCACGCAAATAACCATCAACGCAGACGGTCACGAGGTGATGGGAAGGATGCACCGGCCTGGCGAAGAGAAGCGCTCATTGGTTATTGTGCCGACCGAACATTATGAGGCATGGTTGGAGTGTCCGAATCCTGATGTAGCTCGGAGCTTTCTGATACTTTCAGGTGCACATTTGTTGGAAAGCGCACCAATGACAAAATAAAGTGGCTAACGCAATTGCATTGACATTTATTGTTGATCGTGATATTGTTTCGGAATTCTTGCAGTGGTATTTGCTAGGGTTGGTGTCCGGTTCGAATCCTGGACATGGTGTTTGGTGCATTTTTACTGTGCTCTTGATTTTGACTGTTTTCTTGAACTGTGTTGATGTTTTTTTGTGTTCAGAAACAAGTAATTCGTCAAAGAAAGAGGGGTTCGGTATGAAAAAATGCAAAGCTTATTTTATTTATTTCGTTATTGGCTGTGTTCGTAGTTTGAGCGCAGTAAGCGCCAGCATCGTGGCTTCGGTAGCCACCACAGGGCAAGGCTTGGCTGGTTTTATCCAGCAGCCCTTGCAAATATCATTGGTCTATTTCACTTCCAGCAATTCATCAAGCCGCGTCGTATAGCGCGGCGACCTCACATCCTGCCTCATCTGCCAGCGCTGAGTCATGTTCTCAGACGCCAGTCGCACCGTGCCGCGGCCGAATTGTCGAGTGATGGCGTCCATTGTTCGCATCAGCAGCTCTCGGCGCGGATCTGGCGGCGCCGCAAACAGATCCGACTGCACCACGCCTCGCGGGCTGATCTCCATCAGCACGATTCCAGCTTTGTGGTAGAGGTAGCCTTTCTTGTAGATGGCCCGCAGGCCCGCCAGCGCCGCGCGCGTGATTTCGAGGGTGTCGTCAGACGCCTGGACCAGCGGCACCACGATATAGGGCCGGTACTGCGCCACATCGCTGAATGGGCTGGTGCGAATACCCACGCCGACCAGGCGCGCCGCCGAGCCCTGGGCGCGCAGCTTCTCGGCCGCCCGCGCCGCGTGGTGCGAGATGGACGCGATCAGGGTGTTCAGGTCGCGCACCTTCTTGGAAAACGACCGGCTGGCAATGATCTGCTGCTTGCTGGGTGTCACGTCTTCCAGCGCCAAGCAGCTGACGCCGTTCAGCTCCTGCACCGTTCGTTCGACCACCACCGAGAACGCGCGTTTGATGCGCCGCGGGTCGGCCTGTTTCAGGTGGAGCGCACTGTGAATCCCCATCGCCTGCAGCTGCTCGGTCAGCCGACGCCCGATCCCCCACACATCGCCCACCTCAATCTGCGCCATCATCTGGTCGGCCTCGGCCGGCGTCACGAAGTCCCATTCGAACACGCCGGCCCATTTCGGTTGCTTCTTTGCGATCCGGTTGGCCAACTTGGCCAAGGTCTTCGACGGTCCCATGCCGACGCATGTGGGGATGCCGACGCGGCGCAGCACCGCCTCGCGCATCCGGTGGCCATGGCTGTCCAGATCCGGCATGCCTGTCATGTCGAGGAAACACTCGTCGATGCTGTAAACCTCTTGCTCGGCAGCAAACTCCGACAGCACCCGCATCATGCGCCGGCTCATGTCGCCATACAGGGCGTAGTTGCTGGAAAACACCGCGACATCGTGCTGGCGGCACTGGTCGGCGATCTCAAAGAAGGGGCCGAACATCTTGATGCCCAGTGCCTTGGCTTCGGCGCTGGCCGCCACCACGCAGCCGTCGTTGTTGCTCAGCACCACTATGGGCTTGCCGATCAGGTCGGGCCGGAACACGCGCTCGCAACTGGCGTACATGCTGTTGCCGTCCACCAGCGCGAAAAGGGTTGGCGCGCTCATTGCCGGAACTTCTTCACTGCACCGGTCACTACGCCCCATACCAGCAGCTCTTGGCCGGAATGCAGGGTGATCGGCGCATAGGCGGGGTTCTCCGGCATCAGCGCACAGGAGCCGCCGCGGCTGTGTAGTCGCTTCACGGTGAATTCGCCATCGATCACGGCCACCACAATGTCGCCATGCGCCGGCGCGAGCCCCTTGTTCACGACGAGCAGATCGCCGTTGTCGATGCCGGCGCCGATCATGGAGTCACCGCGCACACGGACGATGAACGTCGCCGGAGGGTCGTCCACCAGGTACTCATGCAGGTTGATGTTGTCGTCGAGGTAGTCGTCGGCCGGCGATGGGAAGCCGGCGCGGACGGGGGCTAAGACCAACGGCAGAGGCTGGCCTCCAGGTATCGGCATCAAGTAGGGGATGGTGGCCATGGTGGTGAAATTTTGAATTCGTACAAATTCAAATTACACCACAGGTGAGGAAATATCAAAACGGATTTCAGTATGCTTTCGGCAAGGGTGTCGCCTCCTGCCACAGTCGCGTCCACTCAACTGCGTATTTGTCGGCTAGCGGCTTGACGTTGCGTAGCAGCAGCACGTTTTCGGCGTTCTTGCTGGCTGCGGCCGCGCTGTAGTTGAACGACCCCGTTTCCAGGTGCTGGCCATCGATCACCATGAACTTGTGGTGGAAGATGGAGTAATTGCCATTCAGGCGCACCGGCACCCCCTGATTCGCCAGGAACTGCGCAGCGCTGTAGCCCTTGCGGTTGCTCTTCTCGTCGGCGACGACTTGCACCTTCACGCCGCGCTTGTGTGCGCTCAGCAGCGACTCGGCGATCGGCTTGCTGGTAAATGAGTAGGCGGCGACCAGAATCGACGACTTTGCGCCGTCGATACCCTGCAGGACGAGCGCGAGGCTGCCGCCTTTGGGCGAGAACCCGACTTCGAAGTCGGCGCCGGCTGGTAGGGGTGCAGCAAAAGAGAACGGCGCTACAAGAGCGCCGGCGAAGAGTAGGGCGGAGAGTTTCATCAGTTGGGCCTGTGTAGTTGGTAGCCATGCTGTCGCCGGCGGCGGTCAATGTCCTTGAGCCGCGCCGTGCTGAATGGTTCCGTCGCCATGCCGCCGCGCCGGCTCCCGCGTCCGCCCCAGGCGCGCACGATCACCGGCCTGTCGAACAGGTCCAGCTGGATGGCGATAGCGTAGTAGCGGTCGGCGGAGAGGTAGAGGCGCAT